GAGAACATAGGACCAGCACCGACCAGTGCCTGTAGCAGGCCAGCAAAGGATCTACCTGCGTCATGGATATCGTCATGCAAGTCACAGGGCAAGCGAAAACGTACCGGTAATAGAAGTGAGAAGATCGGCGGCAAGACAATGAAAGTCAGTGGCAAGCGGATCAAAGGCCGTAAGTACGGTGGGCCAACACCAGACTATTCAAAATAATCTCTGAAATCAAAGACCTAATAGCGAGCCAATAGCGAGCCATTGTAGAATAGTTGGTATATTAAATACTTACATAATGGAAAAATCACAAATCAAATTCACATTCATAGACAACAAGGATTTCCACACCAAACTGGAAAACGTGTCACAGGCTGTGTTGCATCACCTGACAATGACCTGCAACATGGAGATAATCCCCAAGACGGATGCCACTATCTCCGTTTTTAGGACACTGCCCAAGCAGGAAGGTGGCAAATGCTATTACCCTTTCTTTTTGAGAGAACCATTCAGTTTAGAAAACATAGACTTCTGTGAATTCATTGAACCGCAACATCTCAAAATGATGCAGGAAAAAAAAGTCGTCCCATTGGTTGTGATGACCTCAGAGCTCTGGGTACTATTCAACCTTGAACCTAACAGGATATTTCGCAACAGTCCATATTTCCACGTGATAAAAAAATTGGAGAAGCACGGGATCAAGGAGCAGGATGTGGTATGGCTGACCTGCGACAGGTATATACCAAAGGATCCGAGGATCAAGGCCCGATTTCTGCATTTCGATTATTTCCTAGAGCAACAAAAAGTCTTACAAAATGAATTCAACACACTCGAAAAGATAGAGCACAGGTTCATCAGCATGGCACAAGGAATACACAGACACCACAGGTACGCGATGTCCTACAACCTTTACAAAGAGAACTTATTACAACATGGGCTCAGCTCTTGTCCAGAATATGAAAATTTCAGTTACGTAAATGCAAAAAGATTTGAACTTACCAACGATTACATGAGTAAATTGTCAACGTTTGACAGCCAAGTGTTTGAAAGATGGAAGAACACATTACCAACCAAGATAGACGGAAAGGAGAACATGCATCAGAGAAGATGGGATGAAGGACATTTATTCGAAAAAGTGTTTCTCATGATTTCTAATGAGACACATCATCCAGATGACACTGTCTTTATTACTGAGAAAACTTACCGGTGCATTAATTACTGCCGACCTTTCTTGATAAACGGTGACAGGGGATCACTTGGCTACCTTAAGGAAATGGGTTTCCAGACCTTTGGAAGTTTTTGGGACGAGTCCTACGATGATGAAAAAACCGATCAAGCAAGGATCTCAAAAATCACAGCGATCCTGAAAAAAATTTCTGGAACGAGCAACGCTGAATTACTGGCCCAATATAAGGAAATGAAGCCAGTGCTTGAGCATAATTACAATTTGTTGAAGAACTACAAACAATGGAATCAATTGAATTAATATGAACATCATCTACGGAATCAAGATCGGATTTATAGGACTGGGCAAACTTGGAATGCCATGTGCAGAAGCAATACGTAAAAAAGGATTCGATGTTGCAGGATATGACATCGCACACAAATCAAGTGATCTTGTTGAGATCAGAGACTCCATAGAAGATGTGTGTCGAGACAGGGACATTGTGTTTGTGGCAACACCGACCCCACACGAGGAAGGCTACGACGGGAGGGAGCCCACCAGTCACTTACCTGTAAAGGATTTCAACTATGACGCTGTCAAGAAAGTGTTGACCAAGTGCAACAAGCATATGGGAGTGACACAGAGCCTCGTGCTGATATCAACTGTGTTGCCTGGAACAATCCGGAGAGAGTTGGCACCTTTGGTGACCAATGTGAAACTACTATACAATCCTTATTTGATAGCAATGGGTACAGTGGCGGAGGATATGATCAATCCTGAGATGATCATGATAGGCACTAAGAAGGGCGTGTACAAAACTGCCTATAAGGCACAGCAACTCGAGGCATTTTACAATCAGTTCTGTGACAACTTCCCTCGTGTAGAGTTTGGCACATGGGAAGAAATTGAAGCAATGAAGATATTCTATAACACGTTCATCAGCAACAAGATCGCACTGGTCAATATGATACAGGATGTTGCACAAAAACTTGGCAACATGGATGTGGACAAGGTCACGCAGGCACTTGCCAAAAGCACAAAGAGGATAGTGAGTCCGGCCTACATGAAAGCAGGCATGGGAGATGGTGGTGCGTGTCATCCAAGGGATAATATTGCACTGCGATGGCTTGCAAAAGATTTGGATCTAGGGTATGACATGTTCGAAAGTATAATGACAGCACGTGAACAGCAGGCAGAGTCGATGGCAAAAGCCATACTAGAACACGGAAACAGTGTGTGGTTCTCATCAGATTCATACAAACCAGGAACTCAATTGGTGGACGGATCATATTCATTGTTGTTGCAACACTATGTTAGGAAGCACGGTGGAACGTTGGCCAATGGCATAGACACACCCGTTGAAGTGATTGTCAGGGTGCATGAGTCAGACCATTTCACATGTGATGAAAACACAATAATATTTGATCCATGGAGATCATATCCAAAGGCGGAGAATGTCATTTATTATGGAAAATGATGTGTGGGGTGTCAGTTGGAATCCAGGTAACATGGGACACATGCTTAGGTGTGCAATTGCCATACAGTTGTACAACGTAGAAATTGATCTCAACGATAAAAGTGATTCTCACCTTGAAGACAAAAAACCTTCGGTACAAGAAATTAAATCGTTTCATCCACACGATGACAATATTATTCCAGAAGGAATGAAAGTAGTTAGACCATACTTTGCTTCAAAACAACTTTCATATTTTCCAAAATATCTACATTACTGTAAATTTTTTGGCTTTTTTCCTGACGGCGATACCATGCACGAGTATTACAATATCACCGAAGGAGAAAACTTTTATAAGGGACTTCTTACTAACATATATTGGCATGTTCCTGACAACAGTGAGTCGCAAAAATGTTTTGACATTAAAATGGATAATTTTTTTGATAACTTCGAACTCTTTGTTAAAAACTTTGAAGAATTTGTTGGTCAGAAAATAAAGCAAAAGACTTTTGATTTCCTGGAAAACAAACGCCTAAACAATCTGTCCCACCTTGATGATTTCAAAAACAAAGTAGTAGCCAGTGTTGATTGTATTGCAAGGCAGGAGGCCAAAGACATAGGGTCACTGCACGATTATGAAAAACTCCTAATAGTATCAACCTATGTGCAAGGTAACTGGGATCTAACCTCTCGATTTTTACGAAACTACAATAACGAAGAATTGAAGAATACCATGCAGATACACAATTTTATACATGCAGACGGTTAAAATATTTTATCTTGTGGATCTGAACACCTTCAAAGGCACTTATAACAAAGAAAGCACGGGTGGCAGATACTGTTTTGTGAATTCTAAAAATGAAAAGATTGTCACTAAGTCTCTAGACCAGTTCTTGCGTGAAGATCAATCGTCATTCCTTGGTTTTCTTAAGGGTAGTGACTGTGATCTGAGACAGGCTTTTGATTTTAAAACTTTTTTACACTTAGATGATGCTGTCGAGCAATTTGCGATAAAGTGGCATGAACACGTCAAACCATTCATCTCCAAAACAACATACGAACTAGTGGACAACAACAAAGGTTTAAAGATCAGACTGGATTTTGTTAATAACGAGGATTTAGAGCAATTCAATAGAATATGTGAAAACGAGTCAATCGGTCATGGTTTTGAACGTTGTAAATTAGGTGCTTTTTATGATATGGAACAACACTATTATGGTAAGTAAGTACAAACGAGGATATAAAAAATGGCTGAAAGAGAACTAAAATACACTTTCTATTCTAAGGATAGAGAAACAGATAATGTAGTCACATACTCCAGTGTTGACAATGCCAAGGCCTGCATAGGGTTTAGCAGTGATTGGGATTTCACAAAAGGTAGCCCATCTTGGAGCCTTGCCGAAAGCAACACTAGATTGGTTTTGACTTGGGTTTTCACAGATTCTCAAGCAGATGATCAATTGGCTGTCCATAACGCCGTCAAAGGAGACACATGGAAGTTGACATACGCTAGTGATTCACATCTTTTTGAGTCTTACAGAGAAGATGACAAATCCCATTACAAAGCCTGGGGCGATATAAGATCTAAGGACTAACCACAAAAAAAGGGCGATACAGTTAAGCACCGCCCCTTAGAATTAGTTTAATTACGCAGAGTAATTAATTACTTTTCTTCCTGATTTCTTTAATAAAGAAATGATGTTTGACTTCATAGTCAAAGCAGAGTTCTTAGGTGCAACACCTAAAACTTCTACAGTAAAGTCCAAACCTTTTGATAACAACTTGTTAGTCGCTGTTTTTCTTGCAGTGTTTTTTACTGCTAGGTTTTTGAACTTGATTTTACCACCGTGTACTTCACCATTCACTTTGTAAGTTGAAGCCGGTTCCGCAAATACACCAATTTGCTTCGCTCTTGATTTGAAGTTTCTTGTGTATACAACGTATTGTGTTGAGTTTGCCATGGTTTTTGTTTCCTTCTTAGTAGATGGAAAAAGTGTATTAAACATACCTTTTAGCATATTGTTTCCTTTTCCTTTATTGTTATTATATGGTTACGTAACTCTGGAGTTTCAATCTCTGTTATCCTACGTTCCATAATACAATTATATACTAGAAAGTGTATTGTGTCAACCTTGGCATAAAGATCAACTTTTATGCGACTATTTTTCCTTGTAGTCCGGTACCGCGAACAGGTCTATGCCCTCATCCAACAACTTGTTGGTCTCTTCCTTAGTTGGCTTACCATAGAACTTCTGGTCACGTTTGCCCTTGTGTGCCTTCCTGGCCTCACGGGCGAAGTTCTTGCCAACGTCCTGGTAATCTTTCTTGATTTTCTTATTCAACTTCTGTAGTATCTGTTCCGCAGTCTCGCCCATGACGAAGTAGTCATCCGGAATAGTTTTCTTCTTCTTGGGCAGTTTCACCGAAATGGTGGCTAGTGCTTTGTCTACTGCCGTGCTGTCGCACATGGGACAGTTGATAAGTCCCTTGTTCTTCTGTCTCTTGTATTCATTGAGGTCTGGGAACCAACCCTCGAACTCGTGTTCGCATCTGCATCTCATTTGATATTTTATCATAATATTATTTACATTATATACTTGACTTGAAGAAGTGTCTACTATAATATATGAGTATGGCAATAAATGTTTCAGGATACACAAAAGGCAAACCCAAGAAGACTTCCCAAGGCAAGAACAAGAGTAGAATCAAGATGAGCTCTATGAACAAAGCCAAGAAGAGAAGTTACAAGGCGTATGCAGGACAAGGCAAGTAAGGACGAAGTCAGATTACTGATGGCTCAGATAGGCAACCTAGAAGTGCAGGTTGCGGACTACCAGCAGATCGTAAAAGAACTCTCCGACAAGCTCAGCGTCTACGAAAAGAAATACGGCACAGTGTTTGTGTCTTCTAGAAATACCTCAGACCAAAAATAACAGCATCCTTCTTCCTACGGAACTTGATGTGTTCGTAGTCGACGATGTACACGTTCAACCTACCACCGTGTTCATCCATTATCCTTTCCGTGTCTAATGGTCGGATTGTGATCCTGTCCTCGTCAGGCAACTTCGCTTCGTAACCCCAGAACATGGGCCACCAGTGTAAGGGATTCAGTGAGTCGTAGTGTTCCTTCATTATCAGCAGGAATATGACGGGTGTTATAGTGAACGGCTCCACCCACCATGGGATGGCGTCTATGGTAAGATAATCTATGAGATGTATGAATCCTGTCCACGCACCCAGTATGGCCAGTAGTATGCCTATTATGGGCCAGAACTCGTCCTCAAAGTCTAAGTCGTTATCGTGATGAGAATACATCCGGATCTTTTGTTGTTGACTCAGTTTCATATAAAGTATATAGTATAGGATATAATTACAAACACATAACTTGTTGTAACGCTCTCATGGAAGTTCACAACATCAACCCCTAAAATCGATATATGGAACTTGCTATATTAATGGCGGGTATTGTTTACGGCTTAATCATTGGCCTAATACCAGCCGCGGGAGCAACAACAGGTCTTATCACACTATTTGGAGTCATGCCCTACTTTGTAGGAGACCCTTACCTGGGTGTGATATTCTGCGTGGCAGTTGTGGCATCCTCAACAACCGGTGATTCATTTGCAGGTGTGCTGTTAGGCATACCTGGAGCCAACTCTGCGGCGGCCACCATGGTGGATGGTTTTCCCATGGCCAAGAATGGAGAGGCCACTAGGGCATTGAGTGCCGCGATCACTTCGTCTACTTGCAATGGTCTATTCTGGGGATCACTTACATTTTTATTTTTGCCATGGTACACCAAAGTTGTGATGTACATGGGCATACCCGAACTGTGGGCATTGGTGCTATTGGCATTTGTAACTGTGGGATTCGTATCCACTAGGCGATATGTCAGGAGTGTGCTCGCAATCGTGTTAGGTGTGACCGTAGGTCTGATTGGAGTGGATGTCAACAACGTACCAAGATTTACAATGGGTTGGAGATACCTCGAAGATGGTGTACAGATATTACCTTACATGGCAGGACTTTTTGCGATACCAGAACTCTGGGACGGATGGTTCAACAGGAAGAAGACCACAACGATAAAAGCAGAACACGGCAGTTGGCAAGATCTCAAACAAGGAGTAAAAGATACCATACGATGTTGGAAGGACAGTGCCAGGGGAGGAGCCATAGGTTCTTTCATAGGACTGCTACCTGGACTGGGTGGTGCAATGGCAGACTGGTTGGCATACGGTGCCACAGTTGCCGCTAATCCAAAAGAAAAGTTTGGCGTTGGCAATGTAAAGGGAGTCGTAGGCGCCGAGGGGGCCAACAACGCACAGAAGGCCTCGTCATTCATTCCAACAGTCTTGTTTGGTATACCTGGTGCAAGTTTCGCCGCGATACTGATGGGACTATTTTTGTACCTGGGCATTGACCTGGGATCACCTGATACATTCTACGACGACAAATTATTTGACAGCATGACCTATGCGTTCCTACTTGGAACAATTATCACTGCTGTCTTGTGTTATGGACTGGCATATTTCGCGGGGTGGATGACACGTATTCCATACGTGTACTACTTTCCTTGCATACTTGCTGTGATTGTTTGGGCAACCTTGCAGTACACGGGAGGGTGGGAAGACCTAGCGGTACTATTAGTATTCTCAGTATTTGGAGTGCTATGTAAAAAATTCCAAGTCAGCAGGCCAGCACTGCTGATTGGGTTCATATTAAGTGACAGGATATACAACCTCACTTATCAACTAACATCCTTACATACGGTAAATGATTTAATCACAAGGCCTATCTTTATTTTCTTGATGGCATGTGTTATCCTGCTAATGTATTGGGGAATAACAAAGAGGAGTCGATTAGACTATGCTTAAGAAAACAATAATGGCGTTGGTGTTGATGACAACAACGGCGCTGGCAGATTACAACTTGATCGTGCCACAAAAACCATCTGGTGGAACTTCTGTGTGGGCACAGATAGTTGTAGCGGAATGGGAGAAACACCTGGGTGAGAAGATCAATCTTATCTACAAGCCAGGTGCAAGAGACCAACTGGGACCAAACGAGTTCCAAAATCAATTAAGGTTTGATGACAAGACTATATTAGTATCACATGGTGGTAACGGTATATCATATCTCGTGGAACCTGTAGAATACAATTACTTTGATTGGGAATCAGTTGGACATATGAACCTAAACATCATTGTGGGTGCTAGGAACAAGGCAGACACAAAGAACGGACCTATACAGTTTCCGTCAGGATCTGGAATGACTCCAGAGATCATGGCAATCGTCATGTTGCTTACAGGACCCAACGGTGATCCAGTAAAAACATTTGAGAACAAGATTGTATGGGTAAAAGGAATGAAAGGTTCTGAGAGAAGACTTGCATTCATCAGAGGTGATTTGAACGCGACAAGGGAAAATCCTGCCGCATACAAGAAACACGTGATGCCAGTGATAGGAAAAGGTGATGCATACACTTGGTTCCATCATGGACTACTAAATGTGAAAACGGGCGAGCACGACAAGGATCCAAACTTCACAGAACCAACATTTGAGGCACTGTACGAATCAACATACGGAGTGGCACCGAGTGGTGACTTCTATGATGCGTACAAACTTGTCAAGAGTTGGAGAGATGCTTTACAGAAAGCATTCTGGGTGAACAAGGGCAATCCAAACAAGGCCAAACTTGTTGCCGCATTGGACAAGATGATCAATGATCCAGAGTCAGTGGCCGCTATCGAAAAGAAAGTGGGCAAGTACGAATGGAGAACAGGTGCAGAGGGTGACGCCGCAGTAAGAACACTGAAGTCATTCATCACACCGGGTGCGTTGAAAACACTATCTGATTTTGGAAAGAATCAATTGGGTTACAATGCTATCTACAAGGAAGAGTTGACCAAATAGATGTATATTTTGTTTACAGGGGCACCGGGATCAAAGTGGAGTAGTGTTGTCAAGAATATCTACTGGAGTGATGATATAGATCACACAGACTATACAGAAGAGAGAACCTACTACCACGATGCCGATACCCCTGGACGCAAACATCTCATGCACACGGGTGCCTATTTTGATCCGGGCATGGAGTTCAGCACAACAAGAGATAATTGGGATCTGCCCTTCTCCGGCAAAGGCAAAAGGATTATAAAGTCTCACACGTTCGCACATGAACTTGTACATCTGAAAGACTTTCACCATCCCATTGTTATGGTGTACAGGAATGATTTTGAATGTTTGGAGTGGTGGAAACTGTGTGGCGAGTTCAACATAACATATCCAAACTACCAGCATTTTGTTAATCTCGATTTGATGTGGGAACACATTCAAGCAGAAAATAAAGATATAATGCAGTTCATCAAAGATAACAAAGATAAAATTCACAAACCCAGAGACAATGTAGACCTTTGCAGGTTGCTAGAAATAAGTTTCCCAAATACGAAGGGAAGGATACATAATTACGCAGACAAAGGAATACAAGTTTATGTCTACAAGTAATTGGGAAGACGCAAAAGCAAGAAGCAACTATCACTTTAATAAGTGGCACAAGGACACGGACTGTGTGCAACACCTGGGCAAGTTCACGGGCGGGTGGCAGACGGAATTACAATCTGTGATAGAGGATGCCAAGCCACTTAACTGGGGTAACCGTAGGGAAGGCACGGGCAGAGAAAATGTCAATGTTGATGTCGAGGCAGAAGAGAATGACCTAAAGACAGCAGGTGCTGATCCCAAGATGACAATTTACAGAGGACTCAAGGACTTCACAAAGTGCCCAACACTACAAAAGATAACAGACTTCTTTGAATTGTCATCTACCAAATCAAAACTACACGTGCAGTTCACAGGTGAGGTTCTAAACATGCACGTAGACAAATTGTATGACCTCGACGCAAATCCCAACAACGTGATAAGGATCATGATCATGCTACAGGATTGGGAGCCCGGCCAATTCATAATGTATGGTAACCAACAGTTTGACCGATGGCGAGCAGGAGACATTCACAAATTTGACTGGCCCAATATTCCACACGCAACAGCAAACGCAAGTAACAAACCAAGACCCATGTTGGTAATCACAGGTGTAATGACAGAGAAGACCAGAGAGATACTAGCAAAGCCGATCAATAAAAAGGTTTGACAGCATAAGCATTTAATATATACTGTCATTACATGAACAAAAAGATATTTGCGAAACTTCTCGCACACAGTCAAAACAATCTGGACAAGATCACACAACCTTATATTCAGGAAACATTTGGTGTCCAAGTGCAGAGATGTGACACCATCGAACAGTACGTGGAGGCAATAGACGATGCCTGCTTGAACAAGTATTTCTCAAAATATTGGCAAAACGACATGAAAAAGTGGAAGTATTCTGGTCTTGCTTTGATAGACGAGGTAAATTCTTTAAAACCAAGGGCGGTGCTAGATGTCGGGTGTGGTTACAACGAATTCAAAGGCAAAATACATAATCTTATCGGTATAGATCCATACAATAACCTTGCTGATCACGAAGTGGGCACATTAGAATATAGAACAGACCAGAAATTTGATGTAATTCTATGTCTAGGATCAGTGAACTTCGGTAACAAGGATAAGATAATAGCAGAAGTTTCTAGATGTGTGAGTTTACTGGCAGACGGTGGCACAATGTTCTTTCGGGTAAATCCTGGAGTGCAACACGACAAGCCAGAGGCAGATTGGATAGAATTCTATGCTTGGAACGTGCCTTTTATTATAGAACTGGCTGAGATGTTTCAATTGAAGATTTTAGACATCAGAGATGACACAAATCAACGAAAATACTTCATTTACCGTAAAACCAAGTAGACTTATGCTAGAATTGTGCTACAATAAGAAGTAAATACCTACAATGCAAAAACATACTAGAAGTTTATTAGAAGAATTGAGCTCAATGCCTTTAAAAAGGGACAAGGAAGAGGTTGTAGAGAGTAGAGCCTCACACATCCTTGAAAGTGCCATCAGACTTATGACATATATCAGGGAGAACTTCGATCAAGACACAGCATTCAAACTAGAAAAGAAATTCAACTCCGCACTTAAGAACATGGACGCTTCCAAGTTCAGCAAAGGAGTCGCACGGATTAAAGAGAATCGAGACGTAAAAGAGAACGTGCTTAAAATCAAAGACGGCGAATACCGAGAGGACTAATCAATGTTGATAGAAGATGTCCTAACAGAGTTCAAGAGGACACACCTTGAACACATCGAGGACATAGTGATCACCGACGGCTACGAGGGTGGCAAGGCAGTCTTGGAATACTTCAGAGGATTATTATTAACATTGAAAGGATCAAGTTCTGAGGCCATGAGTGTGTCTGTGAAGTGGGACGGTGCACCCGCTGTGGTGTGTGGAACCAATCCAGACAATGGTAAATTCTTTGTGGGCACAAAGTCAGTGTTTGCAAAAGCGGCCAAAGTAAATTACACAAAAAAAGACATAGCAAACAATCACGGTACAGACGACCTAGGACAGAAGTTATTAAAATGCCTGGTACATCTAAAGAAACTTAACATACAGGGAGTGGTGCAAGGTGACCTGTTGTTCACTGATGAGGACATCACACGTAAGAATATAGATGGCAAGCCTAACCTCACGTTCACACCTAACACAATCACATATGCAGTACCAGAAGCAAGTGAATTGGGCAAACAGATAGACCGTGCTAAAGTAGGAATCATATTCCATACCACATATGTGGGTGATTCTTTAGCAGACATGAACGCACAAGGTGGAGCAGATGTTAGTTCATTTGCTAAAAGCAATGATGTGTTCTTTGACAATGCCACTTACAAAGACGTTTCTGGCAGTGCTAAATTTACTGATGATGAAACAAAACAATTCTACAACGGTATAGAGAAATTAGAAACACTGTTGAACAGTGTTCCACGTAACCTTGCAAGTGTACTAGGACAGAACGCAGACTTTATACCTATGTTCCAGATGTACATCAACGCAATGGTCAAGCAAGGACAGTTACCAAGCGATGTCAATAAATTCCTACTAGGATTCAAGAAGTTCTATTCAGATAGAATGCAACAACAGATGTCAGGACTCAAAGCACAAAAGGCATTGCAGTTAAGACAGGACAAGATGAAGCAGATGCCAGTGTTCCTTAACAGGGCCAAGAAACCATTACAGGCCATGCTCATGTTCTACAAAGCAGTGCAGACCATGAAAGGATTTGTGCTTAAGAAGATGAACCAAGCACAGGCCATAGGTTCGTTCCAACAGACGGATGGCGGCCTAGAGGTGACTGAACCAGAGGGTTTTGTTGCTGTTGACAAGTCAGGTAATGCTGTTAAGTTGGTAGATAGGTTGGGATTCTCAAGAAGGAATTTGACGGCTATCAGCAAATTCAAGAAATAGTTCTAATGTCTTGTTGATCTGGACACTCAATTTTTTCTCATCAAAGAAGGTATCATAGTTGTGTTTCCTCAGTGCTTGTGTCTGCAGGTATATGTCTTGCCATTTCTTGTTGCCGCTTTCCACCACACTCCCTTCGCTACACTTTGCCTTAAGATCTTGCAAGAGAGAAACTAACTTGTCTCTTCGTTTTCTAGGATCCCGTTCGAGATCATAACTCTCATTAAAATAATTTCCAAATGTCTTGAACCCTATCTCTCTTAATTTCTGTAGATACAAGTAGTTGCCATGCACTACAAAAACATGTTGTGCAATTATTGGTTTCCATATCTTCTCAGTCATGAACACGTCGTAATCATTATCGTTGGTTTCTGATACCAAACTACACACTGTATCGATGTAAGGTAATTCATAGATATCTTGATCTAATCCAAAACGTGGATACTTGTCTGCATCGACATTGGGTAATTCGTACCCGTCAGGCATAACACTTTTTTTTGATTTATGCAAATGGAATGTGTGTATACTGTTAGTAAGCAAACCTTTTGCTAACAAATGATCATAAAGTTCTACTCTGTGGGGCCTGGCCGCTTTATTTAGATAGAGAAAGTCATGTTTCTTGTGCCAATAACTGCCATTGTGATTATGGGTGAAATTAAATGTGTTGCCCTTGTGTTTTTTATACATGTAATACCAAAACCAACTGGTACCTCCAGTCCATTTGACGTGCTCTGTTGTAAATTTGGGCCAGACTTTTTCCTCTTGATCTGTGCTTTGAATATTTTCTATTGACTCCCAAGGGCTGGCCGCTATGAAAACAAATCCTTGACTCTTTAGTAAGTCTAATCTACGCTGTAATTCTTCATTAAATTCTTTGTTGTCCGCTACTCTGGCGTTGCCATGATTGACATCGATGATGGCGAATTTCCTATCATAGGCGTCTAAATCATACCATTGCAAAGTGTAATATTCACAAGTCATGTCAAACGTTTGATTAGGTAAACTATGCATGGAGATAAAATCTGCATAGTGCTGATTTTGTCCAGTCTTCATTACATCTGTGAGAATAAAGTTTCGTTGCATATGCCCTATAAATACCCGTATGTTAACACCATTTTTAAAGTATGTATCCGAAGGCAAAGTAATAAGAAGACATAGTGACTTGCAGAGATTCACTTTCCCAGAGGTCACGGAGAGGATATATGTCAGTTTCCTGGCCCTGGCATTAATGAGCCAGAACAAGGACACCATGCCGTTCGTGAAAGCATACGCGGATCACACAATGGCAAAAGGCACCTTTGACCAGGTGAGGATGATCAACAACGATCTCTCAAACATGCTGGCTATCGTGTCAGGAGATCCCGAGATCACAAAGAAACTGAAGAACAAGGATCAAGCACAGGCAATGAGGCAGAGACAGCCGGTGCCGGTCATGGCACTGAGAAGGTACCTGAGGAGTTGGGAGGATCATTACAAGAATCTCACACACCTGGAACGATCACTCAACATACAAGATGCCAACCTCAAGAACATCAGGCGAGCAGTGGCCGACTACAACAATTTGAATTCAAAAATGAAGATGCAGACCCTACACAGACTGCAACAGCAATTACAATCCAAACTACCCAACACCGACATACTGAAAAAATTCAAGGAACTATGATGACGATCAAATACATTTGCGAGAAGTGTGAGTGCGAACAGCACTGCCGGAGATCCTGTACAGAGTGCAGGGACTGTCCAGACTGTGCATGTAAAGAGTGCGATGCCGGGAGCAAATAGTTTCTGGGTACTTTACGGACAGCACACCAAACCCACTTACCTAGAAGATGCAGGCAATGGACAGCAGGCACAAAGAGATGCCGCTCTGCAATACATCAAGCAGTGGCGTGTGTGCCTGGACATAGGTAGCAACATAGGACAGTGGACGAGACCACTCTCTAAGAAGTTTGAAAGTGTGGTGTGCTTCGAACCAAATCCCAACTTCAGAGAATGCTTCGAGAAGAACATACAAGAGAAAAATGTATTGCTATGGCCTTACGGATTATCAGACAAAGAACACAAGGCAAAGCAAGACTTCAACTCAACTGTGTTACATGAAGAGGATGGAGACATAGACTGTAGGACACTTGACAGTTTCGGATTGACCAATGTAGACTTCGTTAAGATAGATGTTGACGGCTTTGAGATACCATTACTGAACGGAGCGAGGGAAACATTGAGCAAGAACGATCCCGTGATCAACATAGAGATGAAGAGGGACAAGAGGACGGATATTGTTGTGAAATGTGAGTCTATACTGAAAGATCTCGGCTACAAGTTCCAAAAACGCACAAAGAGTGACGAAGTGTGGCTTAAATCTTAATATTACAGCATAATTTACCAATCTTACCAATAAATACTTGCAACTTGATTCCTGAGCGGGATCATAGTCATTTAAATCAGAAAAAAGGAGGATTAAAAATGGCAACGGAAAACAACACGACATTCGTGGCGGGAACACAATCTTTTCTAGGAAAAGAACTTGAGTTCATCACGATTGATGCAGGTGAGGAATTAGCGAATCACCTGTTGAAAAACGAGACAGCAAACGCGATCGAGAACACAGTCAGACAATACGGTAACATCGTAGGTTCAGGCCCGTTATTCGATACGAATGCTTCTAGAACATACATAGTTGAAGGTACAGACATGTTCGTTGGTGCACCAGCATCAGCAGGCGGTTCTTTCACATTAACTGAATCAGGCTCAGACGGTTCGTCAGTAGGTACTCTTACTGCGGCACTGAAAGCACTTGGAACAGTTGATTCAATTGATCTAAACGACTCTGGCACAACTGCCAAGATCGAAGACTTAACGATATAATAGGATAGGAGAATAAAATTATGCCAATATCAAGAAATAACTTTACAGCTCTACCTGTTGAGGCAGAGCAAGAAGGAGTTGATGTATCATTCTTTACAGTAGACTTCATCAATGCAATGAACTCAGAGACTGGTGATCCACAAGCGGATTCAACAGCGGCTGGTTTAGCACTAGTACAAGCGGCTATCATGAACCTAGGAATCAACATCCTAGCAACTGGTCCGTTAGGAAACTCAAACACAGAACTTACATACATGGTGAGAGCTGACAGTTTGGACGTTGCTAACCACATCACTGCGAACGGTATCAGAGATGCGATCAGAGCTGTTGACACAAACGGAAGAGCGGCAAGTGCCACTCCAAGAAACACTGCCAACATCTCAGCGGCGACAGTAACGGCTAAAGACGTTTACATTGCTGTTTAATAGTCTAGCATAGGAGATACAGACAATGACAACTAAAGTAAACCCAACTAAAGCAAACACAACTGATCACCTTTCAGGTAAGACGATCACGGCTGTGACTGTAGACTTTGCAGTTAACGGTACAGACTTCTCTGACACTGAAATGGGACCATTGGGTGCGGTACAATTAGCGATAGCAAACCTTTCGCAAATTGGAACACCACTTATCATCACTAAATTAAGAAGTGATGGTTCCAACGATGGTCAAGTTTTTGACATCATCTGGGAAGGTGAGTTCGGAACTGACACGTACGATGGTTCAAACAGCGAGACGTTAGCGGCGTACCTACAAACTGAGTTAAGACTGTTAACTTCAGTTGGTGCAGGTCCAGTTAACTTGAACTCGGCGACTGTTGTGGCGGCTACAGCGGCATCATTCTAATCCAATTAGACTGATACACAATTACCAAAGGGCGGATCTATTTTTAGGTTCGCCCTTTTTTTACGAGTAAATAATCACATGCCAACACATTTACAAGAAGCGATAAAGATAATATTGAGTGCAGATTCCAAACTGCGAGACAAGACCCCAAGGATCTACGCCATGCCCAAGGATGAACACATGCCCAAGGCATTCACAAACCTCAAACGTATGCGATATTTGTCCCATGACCTCTGTGCGGGCAGGAACATCAAGAGATGGTTATGGAGGGATTACAACCCGGAGATAATATTACAGCAACCACCCTTCGACCGGTACGAGGACCAGAGTGAGATCTTCACGTTGATAAGGAAACCAGATGACCGTTGGTGGTCAGGCATCAAGGACATGTTCTATTTCATGCCATGGTACGGCTGGTGGGTCAACGACAAGATAATGCAACAGTGGCCACACTTCGGAAGAGGCACACTGAGGTATCATGACATCATGCAAGATATCAAACCCCAACACCTTATCAAGTGTGACGCGGGACTCAATGACAGGATGATCAACTTTGCCAAGACACATGGACTACTTTGCTATGGCAACATACCACACGAGAAGGCACTGAGACACTCTAAACCAGACATCAAGAAGTTAGAGGACAATGGTGTGAAAGAACTTAAGGCATGGCTCAGGAAAAATCCAGACAGGCAGAAACAACTAGACGACTACCTGGCACCAGACTGGCAGTACTGGGAGAAGGTAGAGTACCAAGACTGATGCACGAGTACAGGCTACACACACTGGTGGACATAACCGAAAACGGCAATCTAAAACAGCAGTTCCCATTCAAGACCCCATCAGGCGACGAGATACATGACAAGCACAGTCTGGCCGTCGCTAGGAATCAGAACAGCAATTTCTCAACTATGTTGCAACTGCTACAGATGAGGGGTAACATCACGTGGGAACAGCCACCGCACAGAGTTGAACTTCCGAGCCTGGGCAACCATGTGTTCGGATCCTACTATGAGGGCAAACATTCAACATGGCACTTCCAGTTCTTCACAGAACAGTCAGGGGTATATGGTGAAGTGGCCGATCCAACAGAAAATCTAGTAGACGATTTTAACCTGGTACCCATAATAACAGAATGCAAAAACACTGCATATTTTCCTGTACAAACATTCGTCACAAGAGAACTGCAGGGGTCGGACGAACAAAAAGTTATCGGAGCACTGGCAGGTGGGATCATAAACACGTACTTTTCATATGCCGGCACCATCGATAAATAACAGTACATTAAGGCACAAACTTTCTAATATTAAAGGCACACACAGGCGATGCAACAGGCTCATTTACAGGCTCTATTAACGGAGGTGCAAATCCTCAAAAGAGATTTACAAAGATATATGAGTACAACAGAACTAGAAAAACAGAACCTTGAAGCACACGTGGACCTTTGTTCAGAGAGATACAAAGGATTACACGACAGATTGAGTGCGATCGAACTCCGTCTACAAAAGATGAATGAAGATCAACAGTTGAGTCACAAGAGCAGTCAGAAGACAATCATAGCAACAGCAGGCACGGTTGTCGCAGGCCTACTATCAACGGTGGTAGTGATCCTGATGAAGATGCCAGGCTAAAATTATCAATACATGTTCATACAGATAGCACCTAAGGCCAGAGTCTACGTCACAGACACGGATGTTGAATTCATACGAGAACACGCACTGGAATCATTCAGGAGCGACCAACTATCACTAGAGGATGCCGACAGGGCCAAACGGTTGGCAGACAAGGCAGTGTTCGTACGTAAGAAACTTGACACCCACATGCAATATGCTTTAAATAGAAAGATAAAGTTCGTTGCAAATGACAGGAAAAAATAAATCAGAACTGGTAAAACAGATAGAGGCCTACGGGCTGAAAGGCAAACTTGCGGACCTGGCACACAGAGAGCAGGCACGCAGACCATTCCAACACCTGCCCAAGCAGTTCTCCAAGGGCATCCTGATAGGCAACATAGCCATCGTGCCCAAGAAACACACGGGCACCAGATACGTGTACGTGATAGCGGACATGCTGGAGGCCCAGGTACTGCACGATGACATCAACCTCAAACAGACCGCGATCCTGGTTGCACACTACCTAGCGGATGGCAAGAACATACCGGATAACATAGTGGAGATGGACATGAAACATTCATCACAACTGTTCGACATACAGAGTGCCAAACGAATGATACGTGAGGCACAGAAGGGCAAGGACGAACAGATGGAGGACGTTTACTGGGACAGGCTGGATGTCGCTAACCGCCTAGCGGACGAATACAAAGACAAGATACAGCAAATCTTTAGTGACACGTTCGGCACATAGATAATAAATAAACACAGTATGAAGAGCTTAGACCTTACAAAACCAATTACAACCGAATCGTTACTTAAAGAATTTGAATCCAGATTCAACATGACCATGGATCTATCACAGTTCAACGAAGAGGAACTGCAGGACTACGCAAACCATGTGAGAACAAAGATACACGAGATCACACAGAACACACACTTCGGACAAGAATTAAAAGATGATTCATATCAGAAGAACCAGATGATGTTGGACATCATTAATCAAGCGATCACAGAGAGAAAACTTGCTGAGTATGGTGGGATGAACACAGATCCAGAAACAGGAAAAATGGTAGACAAAATTAAGAAAGCAGGTGGCATGAGTGATATTGAAAAAAAACAAGTGATAGGATCACTAGTCACAAAAGAAATGAGCAAGATGCCAAAAGGCACAGGCACCATGCAGGGTGTGAAAGAAGGTGTTGAAGAGCAATCAGAATTAATTTTAGCGGCCAAGGACATGATGGACAAGGTTACATCATTCTTGGAAGATCTAGCATCAATGAAGACAGAAGGCATGTTAGAACTAGCAGACAGAATCAGAGACGAGATGGGTGCTGAGAAATCAGACGCATTCCTACAAAAAATCCAACCAGCGATTGAACAGGCGGAAGCCACTTTAACGACAACTAGACAAGAGCTAGACAACGGTGTAAGAATTTTGACCGGAGAAGAAGTAGCATCAGACCCTATGGGCGCCGATGACACGATGGACATGGACACAACAGACGCAGACTTAGATGACCTAGAGACCGACGACCTAGAGTCAGATGAGTTTGGCGCCTCTGATGCCGAAGCGGGTGGAACAGAACCAGAAGGCAGAGAACAAAGAGAATCCAAAGAAGTGTTTGAAGCATCAAACAGATTGTTCAGTAAACTAGCAGGGAAGTAGTCCTGTGAGATTTTTCGAATTCAACAAAAGCGACACAGACCTAGAGTCAGCCTTGATCAACATCCTGTTGAACATGAAGGGCGACGCCGACGAGCAAGACAAAGCAAGTGACATCAGCATGGACGCAGTCAAACAGATCATGAGCAACACAGGATACCCAGCATTCAACTATGACGTGTTCAAAAGGATCTATGATGCGGACGGTGATCTCAAGAATGTGGTGGCAGACTTTGACAATGAAAAGATCGTGATCAAGACAGATCAAGAAGCAGAGGACAATCCTGAAATGGATTTTGATGGACAAGGTAGCACTGACAAGGTCAAGCAGATGGCCAGGTCCGCGATGAAGCGTAGACAATAAAACTAATTACTAAAATGCAGTATGATAGCAAGATTTACCAGTTAAACTCTTTGCGGCTGGGCTTGATACACGAAGACAACATACAAAACAAACCTAGTATTTTTGTTGCAGTTGGATCTCAGGCCGTAGAAACCAAGAGCAGGATTAGAAAATACATAGACCTCCACCGGGCAGGCACACACAACGTCATAATCATACCCCACGACTTCGATGGCACTGAGCCAGGAGACAATCATGAAATATATACCTACTACGAAACGCAATTGAGTGTTGAATTCTATCTCACTGAAAAAATTCCCAGGGGTCATACTTTCTTCAAGGACTTCGGCAAGCCCATGGAGAACTTCACTGAATATCATTTTGACGAAAATACAAAATTTATAAAACGTGTATGTGAAACAGGATTTGGCAAGAGCAAGGTCTTCTGTGACAAGCCCTTTGCACACAACTACATCCATCCCGACGGCAGAATTAGATTGTGTTGCACCACTAAACAGAACCTACCTACCAACAACAACTACAATTTATTCAACGCTGGCACACACAGCATTGACGACTACTGGAACAGTGACAGGATGAAAGAAGTACGCAGGAAGATGATCGCAGGTGAGAAGATCAAGGACTGCGAACGATGTTATCAACAAGAGAGCCAGGGTGTGCAAAGTCTGAGAACCACACAAAACATGGAAGAGTACATCAGAGACACTCTGCCCGATGGCACGTACCTCAAATCAGCAACTGAAATGCAGATTCAGATGGGGAATATCTGCAATCTTAAGTGCAAGATGTGTAGCCAGATGTACAGCCACATGCACGGACTTGAGACGCTAGCCATAGGTGAACAAGATCCAGAATGGTTTCATTGGGTCAAGGAGCAAGGTGCTAATGTAAACAACTGGACCAATGATCTAGGACGCAAGGAGGAATGGTATAAAAATCCGGACACAAAGCAAAAGATGTTTGATCACATCAGTAAAAACATAGCGTCACTGATTGTGATCGGAGGTGAGCCCACCCTGATCCCAGAGTTCTATGAAATGTTCGAACACTGTGAAAAAAATGGGACACTGGGTGATAAAAGCATCACACTGGTCACTAATTTGACAAACACCAATCCAAAGATGACCGAATGGTTGCCTAAGTTACAGGCGTGGACGATATGGGCCAGCGTGGACGGCATAAAAGAGAGGACCGAATACATCCGTTATCCTAGCAGGTGGGATAAGGTGTTAGAGAGTTTAGATTTTTACAAAAAGAATATTGGCAATAATGGAAAAATAGTCCTAAGTCCTGCCGTACAGTTGCTGAACATAGACCAATTGGACGACATCATCAAGTGGTGGAAAGACTGGTGCGGGGGCGAACTAAACGAACAGTTTGGATGGACATGGTTGGCCACTGTTTGGTATCCTTTGATCTGCAACCCAAGTATAGCACCTCGTGAATGGAGATTGAAAGTGGCAGACAAACTGTCTAAATACCAGTTCGACGAATATTATGAAAACATCATAAAGTCGCTACGCGAAGACAAACACACCGAAGAGCAGTACAGAGAACTACAGAAGTCATTCATCAAGTACAATGATCGGCAGGACCAATTCCGTAATGTGCCACACACGTGGCGACAACTGTTGCCAGAACTAGATCAGTCTTTGACAAACTCACTAAAGTAATGTACAATATATCTATGAAAATACCAAAAGATGTTTTTGACGACAAGGGTATAACCTACAATCCAAAGTATTCATATGGTGAACTGGCAAGGGTGACCAAGAATCACAAACGTCACTATGAGACACCGGACGGCAGGCAAGTGCCCAGTGTCACAACAGTGCTGAGTGCAACCAAGGACATGACACATCTACACGCATGGCGTAAGAGGATCGGTGCGGAAAAGGCACAACAGATAACCACAGAGAGCGCCAACATAGGAACCGTGATGCACCGTAGCCTGGAGAAGCATGTAAAGGGCGAGGACAGGACACCAGGATCGAATCTAATACAGCAGAAAGCACACACGATGGCCAACGTCATAATAGACAATGGTCTTAACAATGTCAGTGAAGTATGGGGATCAGAGGTATCACTTTATTATCCTGAACTTTATGCAGGCACTACTGATCTAGTTGGTGTGTACAAAGGTGCTCCTGCAATCATGGACTTCAAACAGGCAAGACGTCTTAAAAAGAAGGAATGGGTGGAGGACTACTATCTCCAATTAGTAGCATACGCAGAAGCACACAACAAACAGTACGACACACAGATAAAAACGGGTCGTATCTTTATTTGCACACAGGCCAACGAATATCAAACGTTTGACATTGACAACTACGATCACTGGGTAGGCAAGTGGTATGCAAAATTGGAACAATACTACAAGCAAATACTTTAATAAATAACAGTATATGCCGATAGTACAGATATCAAGAATACAGCACAGACGTGGAAAAAGAACGGATCTACCGCAATTGGCCGCGGGAGAACTGGGTTGGGTAGTAGACGAACAGAAACTGTTCATTGGAAACGGCACCGTGGCGGATGGTGCACCAGCGGTGGGAAACACTGAAATTGTAACGTCTGGCAGTTCAGCATTCACAACAGCTCTAGCCCACACCTACAAAGGTTACCTAGGCGACAGCACACCAGTGGGAACCAGCCAACAGAGGACCCTGCAACAGAGATTAGATGACTATGTGTCTGTGAAAGACTTCGGCGCAAAGGGTGATGACAGCACAGCAGACGTGACAGCAATACAAAATGCGATAGATGAAATTTACAAAGACACAGACAAGGACGACACAAGATCTAGGAGAGTACTTTTCTTTCCAGCAGGCATTTACAGAATCAATGCCGCACTTAAGATACCACCATACGCACACTTGGTGGGCGAAGGACCGGACAAGACCATAATCCGGAATTCAGGTAACAACGCTGTGATGGTGACCCAGGACGACGATGGTAACGTTGGAGCCGACATAGGAAACTCTGGCGCCACAACACCAACGCAAATACAAATCTCAAACATGACTTTGAGAAACACGGTTGCTTATGGAGGCGTGTCTCTAGACAGAGTAACAAAAGCATTCTTCAATAATGTTAAGTTCCAAGGATCATATGCATCAGGAGGGGCAGATGCCTCAACATCAAAAGGTGTAACAGTGAATCATTCCAATGCAACATATTCTACATCCAACGTCACTTTCAACCAATGCCAGTTTACAAAGTTTGCCAGATTGGTAGACATCAGTTACAACGCAACCAATGTTAGGTTCCATGCCTGTGATTTCTCTACTGCATACTATGGAGCACTTATCGGTGCAGAGATGGACGGTAGCACAGCAGGCCTCAACAACGGCCCAAGGGACATGCAGTTCACCAGTTCTAGTTGGAGCACCATAGGACAACAGGCCATATTGGTTTCACCGGCAACAGGTGCCACAGGCGGCGCTGGCCCAAGACACATAGTTTCACACGCAAACTTTTATGACAGCACTGTAGCAAACAACTTCGAAGGTGTTGGCTCGATCAGAGAAGTGCCTATTATTCAATTCGACAACGATGAATGTACATCATCACAAGACTTCTTTGAAAGAACAGAACTAAGAAGAGCCGACGGCAGTACGGCATTGAACGTCGCACCAGAAGTCCAAGGAATAGGTGTAACATCTAAGTTGATCAAAACACAAACTTTATTCAACAACAAATCGGCGGCCACTCCGATAAACGAATATCCATCACTCACAAGTAAAGGGATATCAGTAAAATATAAAATCACAAGAGGTACTCTCGACAGAACAGGTGAATTTATAATAAGTGCATCGACAACGGCCGTGAGTTTCGATGACACGTTCACAGAAAGTGGTGCTACAGTTGGTGTTACACTCTCAGCAATCCTTCGCAACTATGATTCCACTGCGGGAAACGACACTGTTGAATTAGCATACACTACTACCAACTCGGGTACCGACGCTACAATAGATTACCAGACAACAATCATAGCATAATCATCACAAACAGATAGACAGAAAACTTTTTTTGTCGTAATATTAGTACATTATAAAATTACATAACGACGCTGTGATTTTATTCGTACGAAGGGTAAGCAAGAAAGTAAAAAAAAGTTAAACACACGGATTTAGATAAATATGGATACAATAAAAACAAAAATGAAAAACAAAAATTACAAATATTTAATGCCAAGCACCAACTCTAGTACGATCAAAGTCCAGAAAAGAGATGGCAAGTTGGAGAACCTTGACATAAACAAAATTCATTTCGTCGTTGAGGAGGCCTGCGAAGGACTCACTGGAGTATCATCATCACAGATAGAGATGAACGCCAACATTCAGTTCTATGATGGTATGACCACAAAAGACATCCAGAATGTTTTAGTGCGTTCAGCGAATGACCTGATAAGTCTTGAAGCACCCAACTATCAATATGCGGCGGCGAGGCTACTATCCTATGACGTTAGGAAAGAAGCACACGGACAATACGAATACATTCCATTGCTGAAGTTGATTTTGAGAAACATTAGATCAGGAGTGTATGACAAAGGCATACTGGACAAGTACTCCAAGACAGAGATCAAGAAGTTCAACACATGGATCAAGAGAGACAGGGATCTCAAATTCACATACGCAGGACTTAGACAGATATGTGACAAGTACCTTGTGCAGGATAGAAGCACAGGACAACTGTATGAGACACCGCAGGACATGTACATGATGATCGCGGCAACACTGTTTGCAGAATATCCAACTAAGACAAGAATGAGTTATGTCAAAAAATATTACGATGCGATATCACTACACAAGATAAACATTCCAACGCCAGTCATGGCAGGTGTTAGAACACCCATAAGACAATTTGCTTCTTGCGTACTAGTAGACAGTGATGACACGTTGCCTTCAATCTTCTCAAGTGATATGGCGATTGGATTATATGTTGCCAGACGTGCAGGGATAGGGATCAACGCAGGACGGATCAGAGGTATCAATTCTAAAATCAGGGGAGGGGAGGTTCAACACACAGGAGTCATTCCGTTCCTAAAGAAATTCGAATCAACTGTGAGATGTTGTACACAGAATGGTGTGCGTGGTGGAAACGCAACTGTACACTTCCCAATATGGCATCCGGAGATCGAAGACATCCTTGTGCTGAAGAACAACAAAGGCACAGAAGACAACAGAGTAAGACGTATGGATTACTCAATACAAATTTCTAAATTGTTCTATGAAAGATTTATGAACGAGGAAGACATCACACTTATCTCTCCACACCAGGCACCTGGACTTTACGATGCGTTTGGCACAGAAGAGTTCGACGACTTGTACTTGAAATATGAAGCAGATAAGACCATTCCAAAAAAAACAGTACCAGCACAAGACTTGTTTTTTGATTTATTAAAAGAAAGAGCAGAGACAGGTAGGATATACATTATGAACTTGGATCACTGTAACTCACACAGCAGTTTCAAAGATAAAATTTCTATGAGTAATCTTTGTCAAGAGATTACACTTCCAACAACACCTATACAAGACATACACGATGAACAGGGAGAGATTGCACTTTGTATTCTTTCAGCAGTAAACGTGGGTGGACTAAACGATTTAAGTGAACTTGAAAACATCTGTGACCTTAGTGTGAGAGCACTTGAACAGATAATAGACTACCAAGACTATCCAGTGAAAGCCGCAGAAGTTAGCACAAAGAAAAGAAGGAGTTTGGGAATTGGCTACATTGGACTGGCACACTACCTGGCCAAGAATGGTGTCAAATATTCTGATCCAAAGGCGTGGGATCTAGTAGACAGACTCACAGAGGCATTCCAATACAACCTTCTGAGGGCAAGTTGCAACATAGCAATGGAGAAAGGCAAGTGTGAGGGGTTTGAAAGAACAAAATACGCAGACGGCCTACTACCGATAGATCACTACAAGAAAGACGTAGACAAGATCGTGCCACACAAACAGAGAATGGCATGGGAGAGTCTGAGGAAAGACATAGCCAAGTATGGCCTGAGACACAGCACACTGTCAGCACAGATGCCAAGTGAGAGCAGTTCAGTGGTTTCAAACGAGACGAATGGCATAGAGCCACCGAGAGCATTGATGGCCATCAAGAAAAGCAAGAAAGGTCCTCTGAAGCAGATAGCACCAGGATTCCCCAAACTTAAAAATGATTACACTTTACTATGGGAAACACCAAGTAATGAGGGTTACATCAATGTTGTGGCAATGATGCAGAAGTATTTTGATCAAGCCATATCAGGCAACTGGAGTTACAACCCATTACAATTCGAAAATAACGAAGTACCTCTGTCGGTCATGGCCAATGACATGCTGACAGCATACAAACTTGGTTGGAAAACAAGTTACTATCAGAACACTTACGATTTCAAAGGGGAGGAAGAAGAAGATGTACAACCAGCGGGTATTGCCGCACAACTGGAGGACGACGGAGAGGATGTTATCCTCGAACCTGAAAATCCAGTTGAACAGATAAGTACATCCGCAGACGACGGTGAGTGCGACGCCTGTACAATCTAACATTTAAGAATCATGACAAAAACAGTTTTTAACCAAGCCAAAGTTGACTTCACTAAACAGCCCATGTTTTTCGGCGAGGACGGTGGCATACAGAGATACGACGATTTCAGATACCCACAGTTTGACAAGTTGAATCAAACAATGCTGGGTTACTTCTGGAGACCTGAAGAAGTTAGTCTGCAGAAAGACAGGGCAGACTTCATGAACTTCAGACCAGAACAGAAACACATATTCACATCAAACTTGAAATACCAAACACTGCTAGACAGTGTGCAGGGCAGAGGCCCGAGTCTGATGTTCTTGCCATACGTTTCAAATCCAGAATTGGAAGGTTGCATAGTCACATGGGACTTCTTTGAAACCATCCACTCGAGATCATACACACACATCATGAAGAACGTTTATTCAGATCCTGCAGAAGTGTTTGACACCATACTGGATGACAAAGAGATATTGAAGAGAGCAAAAAGTGTCACAGCAGAATATGACAAGTTCGGCAAGATGGCATTGGATCATGCAGTAGGCAAGAAAGTGGACATGCTTGAACTGAAAAAGCAGTTATACCTAGCAATGAACACCGTGAACTTACTAGAAGGATTGAGATTCTACATATCATTCGCTTGTACATTCGCATTCGGTGAACTGAAACTGATGGAAGGTTCTGCAAAGATTCTCTCATTGATTGCAAGAGACGAAGCAACACACTTGAACCTGTCAACACACGTGATCAAAGCATGGCAAAAAGGCGATGATGCTGAAATGACCAAGGCCATGAAAGGCACAGAGAAGACAGTGATACAGATGTTCAAGGACTGCGTTGAAGAAGAGAAGGCATGGGCCAAGTATCTGTTCAAGGACGGATCCATCATAGGACTGAACGAGAAACTGTTGGGCAACTACGTTGAGTGGATAGCCAACAAGAGACTGAAAGCACTGGGATATGATCCAATATACGACATATCAGCATCAGCCAACCCACTACCATGGACACAACATTGGTTGAGTTCAAAAGGTATGCAGGTGGCACCCCAGGAGACGGAAGTGGAAAGTTACATCTCGGGTGGTATCAAGCAAGACGTTAAAAAAGGTCAATTCAGTAAGTTTAAGTTATAATCCAAGCGGTTTTTAGTATCTATAAATACTAACACTATGCCAGCAATATCAAGAGACATAAGAGACCTAGCCAAGACAGGACATGGCTGTACAAAGTTTATAGGATGTAAAGCGACACAACATTCTGTGTTGGCCAATGGATCTGCGGTGCTCAGGCCCGGTGACCCATTGCTACCTCACACTATCCCAGCGTGTTGTCCACTCAGATGTATTGCACATCCTGCCGTGGTCAACACAGGTTCAACGACTGTGTTCGCAGAGGGTATTCCAGTGGCCAGATTGGGGGACTCGGCAGACTTTGGAGCATTGATAATGGGCTCACAAAACGTATTCGCAGGATAGCACATGACAGTCAACAAAGGATTAGCATCACTGGCAGACAATCAACCAAACTTCTCCAACCAGGCATTGGAGAACGCAGTCAACACGTTGAAAGTTGGATGGGTGACAAAAAGTTTTGAATTGGACTCTGTGATAGCAAGTAATGGAATACTCACAACATCACAGAAGAATGATTTGAAAGATGACATCAACAATGTCACACACTTAAACTTGGGTAGGGTGCTGGGCGATCTGATCAGGCACAGTGCAACCATCATCGACGGCTCAATTATCCCGGGCAATGCAGACATTACATCTGGCCCGAATGGCCAAGGTACATTTCTTGAAATTCTAGGATCCGTGCAAGGACTTCAAATCACGATCCCATCACTTAACGGTGTGCCCGCATCAGACAAAAAGAGGGCCGTGAACGATCACCTTGGCACTCTCAACAACATCTTCCTCGAGACAGAGGACAGTTCGGCGCCTGTGTTCACATCGTTGCTGGAATCTATCAACTTCATAGTGACGGCGGATCTAGCCACAGAGACGGCGCTGGAGACAGCATACGACAACCTAAAAGCATTCATCAATAGCGTGGTGGGGGACTCAACAGACTTCCAACAAACGCTTGACACATTCGCCACAGCAGTTGCCACGGCACACACCAATCTGAACAACGCACTGGCGGCACAGCCTTTGCTTACACACAAGAACAACCTCATCGCACAGAGGGAGAAGATCAACGTGCAGGTGGCGTTGGAGAACAGCAACATCACCGGCCTGAGGACATATGTTGAGTCATTGTCCAACAACTTGGCATTCACATCCATGGCGTCTGATCCAACATTGAGAAGACTGATGACCAAGGTTGCCCAGAACAAGCAATGGCAGACCTACTTCGAGAACTACGAGAACGAGCAGGACAACTTGAATCCCATATACACCACAGACACGGATTCAGACAAGGGCACTCTGGTAGATCAAATTTATGCTAACTCTGGCCTGCCTGATGTTTTGGAGTCATTTGATCTTGTTGATGTGGCCGAGAAGGCACAGAGGGATAGCAGGATTGACACAGCAGGGTTTGACTCCCTGACCGAATCACAGATCATAACCAAGGCCTGCGAGCAGGTGGGCATAGTAACTGCCAACCGAGACATATTTGGCCTGAGTGAATCCTTACTGAATAACATGAACCAACACGATCGTGATGAGATAGCAAGGCGATTAGACCTCAACGAATCAGCAAACACTTTAAGTTAATGTTCAAAGATGTAATAGGCGAGTGGCCCATGCATGAAAGATTCATACTGACCTCGTGTGATGACAACTACTTCGATCAGTACTTCCCTAGATTCTACAACACCTACAAGGAAAATTGGCATCTGCCTATACACGTACACATCATAGATCCATCTGACAACTCTATATCGAGACTGCAGGAATTGGATCTGTCATACACACACTGCACTACTGATCCTGCTGTGTTAAAATGGCCATACTCATACGTGACCTACTGCCAGGCGCAGAGGTTCATACTGCTGGGACACAACCTGCTAGAAGGTCAATCAGTGATCGTTGCAGACGTGGATTCGTATGCCCTAAGGGAGCCAACGGAAACCCAGAAGCATACGTTGGAATCGGACATGGCATTCACAGAATACAACGGAAGACTGATGGCGACGTTCTGCAACTTCCATCACAGTAAAAGAGCACAGGCCCTGGAGTCAGCGATCGAGATGCAACAACTGATCGAGAACACAGACACTATAGGGGTGGATCAATTGGTCATAAAACAGACATTTGGATCATTGTCATACAATAATCTTACACATAACGAATGGATAAGGCACCTTGATGTCAAGACAGCAGATGATCTTAACGAACACAATAAATGTTTAATATACCACGAGAAGGGTACCAGGGGTAAGGGAAAAGGAATTTCGATATCATGGAATCACATCACAGAGTAGAACAAAGGCAAGGTGAGGACGGAAACATGTGGGCATGGCCCACACTCGATAGACGTTGTTGGAAAGCGATGATCAAACATTGGTTCATGGCAGAGAAGGTAATGGAACTCACATCACAATATCACAAGGACATTGACAAGAACGTAATGATACAGGCGGGTGGCAACGTAGGTGTGTATGCATGGCAATACGCACAGATGTTTGATTCTGTGTACACATTTGAACCGGAAGACCTCAACTTCTATTGTTTGGAAAGGAACATCGCAGACCAGAAGAACATCAAAGCAACCAAGGCCTTCTTAGGAAAACAAAGTGGTACAGCAGGTATAAAAAATCATGCAAACGATAAAGCAGTTGCGAGGACAGACAAATACCCTGACGGCAGGCCAACAGAATACAACACTGGTGCATACGAGATTGACGGCATCGGCGAGATACCTGTGATTGACATAGATTCAATGAATCTACCACAATGTGATCTCATACACCTGGACATAGAGGGAAGTGAACTTGATGCTCTAAAGGGTGCGGAGAACACAATCAAACATCATAAACCCATACTGTGCCTCGAATGGTTCTACAACACAGACATCTTGAAGGATGTGCTAGACGATTGGGGATATGAGGAGATAGCGATGGCCGAGGGCAGTGATAAGATCTTTAAACTTAAATAGGAATGTAATGGTAGACAGATACAGAGTTATAGAAAGATTCGCAAAAGAAAACAATTGGACTCAAGGATTGGAACTAGGTGTGTGGGTAGGAGTGACCACATTTTGGTTGATGAAGAACACCGGTGTGAACATGACCTGTGTTGACGCTTGGGAGGCACAGGACGACAATCCAGAATACGACTGGCAATACAACAAGAAACCTATTTTTAAAGGAGGCAAGTTGGTTAGGTTAGAGGAGTTCAAGAACGAGGGCCAGGTTTGGAATCACAATGCCAATGAACAGAGATTCCGTGATGATGCTGAACACTGGGGAAGCAGGATTCGAATCATAAAAGGACGGTCACTTGCCGTCATAGATCAAATACCAGACAACAGCATGGACTTCATATTCCATGATTCAGATCATTCATATCCCTTCGTCAAGAACGAGATACAAGCCTACCTGCCCAAGTTAAAAAGTGGTGGATATTCTATGGGTGATGACTACAACTGGACTCCTGTGAAGAGATCAGTGGAAGAAGCATTTGGGGATATGCATAAGGTAACCGGCAAGGATGTCTGGTACGCTGTAAAGAATTAGTCTTCTATTTCCACACAACCAATCACTATCTTCTCGTAGGGTTGCTGGTATGTTGCGAACACGTCAGTCATCGCATAGAAACGATATTCCGCCATCTCTTCACACTTGGCCAACTCTTGATAGATCACCTGATCGCTGTCATTGTAGTTGGTACACTCAACAGCACCGTTGACTAGGAAACACATGGTTGCAAACAATTTGAACATAGCACTATTTAAGTGGCCCGTTCTGTTGCAAGGTGGGCCATACCCCTGGGATTATTGGTTATTACGCCGCTAATCTCAATTCAGACATACCAACTGTTAAGTCAGCAAATCCTAATGCTTTTTTGTTTGCATTTAAAAAACAGCCTGATTAGGTCAGTGCCATCACCGTAAACTCCCAAGACCTTTACACACCCGTCGAAGCCAAATACACCCCCGGAAGGGATTACATAAGCCACCCGTAATAAATTGGTGGAGGTGGAGGGAGTCGAACCCTCGTCCGAAATGTTTATTTCGTCGTGATCAACATTTACAAATATAATTATACCTGAAGGTTGACGTATTGTCAACTTTGTGCTAAATTAGTTTATATGCCAAAAAATAGAATATTTAAAATCACAGACGGAACAGAGACCAAGGAGGTCGAAGCGATGTCCTACAAGAAGGCCGTGAAATCATTTCAGGGCAATTCTAAGTCCAAGATGATAACTATCGAATGGATGACAAAGGGTGGAGAGCTCTTCGTCAAAGACCAGAAGTTACCACTAGGTAGAAAGAAAAAGATAGGACGTTAGAAGACAAGTGAAAGTGAGCCATAACCCATTAGTGAAAATTTTGGTCAAACTTAGGATGGCCTATGCAGATTTCAGGGGACATCATGGTAAGGTATGGGATTACGAGCCCGGTGAGTACTACATGGGCAGGCACCAAGGACACAAGAAACACGCGAAGAGACACAAGATCAAATGACTAAGACGATGTGGACTATATTGCTGGTTTACACATCAATTTTCTTATACGGGTGCATAACCCTAATATAACCTAAAACTAGCACATTACTTTTCACAATAGGTCAGTAAATATTACTGTGCCAAAAGCAAAAACGAAGACCGCTTATTGGTCTCAGATCCGTAAGAAGGCTCCGAAAGTGCCTGACATCACTTGCCCTGCAATTGATTCAGTGCTGAACAAGTTGGAGAAACAGGTGGATCGAGCTCTAACTATGAGACAATTTAAAATGATAGAACGTAAGTTGGAAAAACTACGTACAGCCAATGAGAAACTGCGAGAGTCTGGTATATACTGGCACGATGCCTGCAAGAACACAGTGAGAGATCTGCTTGGCAAGAAGAAAATGAGATAATTAAGTGTATGTGGAAGGTACTCATCGTGATATGCACACTAGGGAATCCTTGTCTCATGTTCGATGAAGATCCTATAAAATGGTACATGTCCGAAACAGAATGCATGAAGACGGCCGAAACAAAAGCGAGTGAAATGACAAATACATTCGTAACTTTTGGGTATTATGTGGAAAGTGAAGCACATTCCTGCCTGTACGTGGCACAAGAAAACGAAGCCTAGTTGACAAAAATTTAAAGTCTGTTATAATAAAGAGGTAATTTAGGGTTTATCCTATTGTAGGAATTATGCCCTCGGTTGCACTCATTAACTATAGGAGATAATATGAGCAAAGTAAAAATGCTTCTTGACGTTGTAAACGAAGTCAAGAAAGAAGCACCAGATGATGTTCCAAATTGGAACAGTAAATTAGCAGAAGCAAAAGTAAATCTACAGAATCAAATAGCAAAAGGCAGATTATTGCCGAGAGGTGTTGAAGACCATCCATTAGAACACTTCGCATTCAACTATTCCGTACAGAGAGACGTGAGAGCAGGACATGTCATGAACATCATGAAGAAGTTTGATCCAAGGGTTTGTTGTCCTGTGTCGGCGGTCAAACGTTCAGACGGAGAGACACTGTACATATTCGATGGGCAACACAGGGCGGTCGCCCTGGCATTACTGGGTTGGACCAAGATACCAGTGACCATAGTGGAGACAGATGAACCGGCCTTTGACGCAGAGGCGTTCGAGATAGTGAACGACTCAGGTATATTGAGGGCAGGCACGGAAGAGATACACAGATGTCTACTGCACAGATACAAGATGGGAGAAACTGAAACAGAACGGGTAGCAACAGCACACGCAGTACAGAAAGTGTTCGACGAGTGTGAGATAGACCTAGAACCAAAACGTGTCAGGAAGAGTCCAGGCAAGTGTGGACCGAACAAGCACTACTTCTCACATTTTGATTACGCATACAAAGGCATCAAGATGTCAGGCGAGGAAGGATTGCGTAACGCACTCATGGCCATCAAAGAAGTCTATGGTGACGAAGAAGGCGGAGAGATCAACCAGGGACTGTTCATTGGTCTGATGAAGCAGTACCAAATGGGTGCAGAGGCCAAGAGGTTAAGCAGACTGCCTGAGGATTGGATGTTGAAGATACTGGCCACAACTAAAAAGGTTTGTCCGAGTGCCACACTGATACACACAGCCACGAAGAAACAATGGCAACACGCGAACGGTGTTGGGTGGGACGCACCGGTGGCAATGGGCCATATGCTTAAAGAAGTGTATCAGATAGAACAACCAGAAGGCTTCGAACCAAGTTATATGCCCAACGTGACACTGAAATTGGACGAGAGTGACATAGCACCAGATTCAGAGGCACAGACGGCGTTCAACAAGTATGTCAAATAAATTTTGCTATTACATATGCACAGTGACCAAGTCAGTCCCAGACTCCATAAACTTCTTCGAGGAAGAGGAGGAGTACGGTTACGGACTGCCATGGAAGGATGTACTTGCAGAAGTGGAGCAACACTACAAGGACGGAGCACTTGCAGTGGAACTAGAGATGATAACAGAGGAGCAGTTCAATGATAGACTTCCAAAGCCTTATTAATTTACCCGAGATAAACTTTAAGAGCAAGGGAAGACCAGAACTTAAGGAACTTGCGGAATACATTGATCACATGAAAACGGATTTGTTCAATGACCGTTGGAGCCAAGTGACCAAAAAACACATAAAAACATCCTTGGTGCTGTACATAAGATCCATGCAGAAGCAGTTGGCACCCATGGGATACCATTACAAGGCACAGGACATGGAAGGCAAACAACACCTAGAACATGTGATACCACAGAACAAGATCATAACAGCATACCTACATGACAAGATATCATCAGAAGTTGTACTGCAGATGCCGTTGTGTCTGATTGACGATGCAGACAAGCATATATTAGAAGGCGACTGGCAACAGGCCGGCAACTGGGAGTATCCATTTCGCAGATACAAGTTGGCAGGTTACACCAAAGTGATCAAAGATGTGCGTGGCAATGCTGTTGATCTAGACACATACACCATACAAGATCACTTCCGGATGTTGGGTGTGGTTGACTTATCCTAGTATTTGTGTATAATTAAAAACAGCAAATCCACCAGAGCTGGTACGATACCAATTCTCATTTGCAATCTAAAAATTAGAGACACTTTATGTCGATGATGGATAGAATAGCCGGAGGCGGAGCAAAACAATCCTACGCCAAAGGCGAGGTTGGAGTCAATAACGGACTGGTGGAGAGCTAAACATTATGCCAAGCGAGAAAACAAAAAAATTACTGGAAGGACTGGGCAAGATCACAGACTCTGCACCCAGCAGGTTCGAACAACAGAAGTTCCATTCCTACACCAACAGATACTATCCCAACCTGTTAAACAAACTGCCGGCATCCTACGACAAAGCCAAGAGAAAGAAGGACGAAGACGGAGACGAGTACATCATGATAGACAGGGTGTATGGATCACTGTATGAGAATGCACTGCACCAAAAAGACGGCACAATCTACACAGGCAAGCTCTACAGCAAACGTAGACTGGTTACCCAAAAGGATGCAATGACCAATGAGAAGAACAACTTCTACAGTGCCTGCGTGAGCACAGCGGATGGTAGATGGTTTGACAACTGTGGATTTCCAATAGAAGCACCCACCAAACTGGAACCAGAGAAACAGCCAGATCCGGAAGAATTGGAACTGGAGAGACAAAGGAAACTGGAAAACGCAAAGGCCAAAGAGGCAGAGATACTGGCCAACCTCAAATAACCAACAAAGACTATAGACATTCAATCTCAAATATGATATAATTTGTTGTAAAACTCAAATAAAAGGAAAAATAATATGAAAAAGATATTGTCAGTTCTTCTGTCGGCTTTTCTTCTTTTCACGGCAGACGTTCTTGCTGGTGATAAAATAATTGTGTTGAATACAGCCAGTAACAATGGAACAATGTTCTCGCAATCAACAGCATATGCAGAAGATTTTAAAAACATGGGATACGATGTTGAATTCGTGTCTCCGGGTAACGCTTGTAAGGCTTGGGCATACCTACAGAAAGTGCCATCCAACCAACCCGTGTTTATAAACATAGATGCTTACGGACAGGCCAAACCTGCATCTGGACTTTTACAAAACTGTGGTCCAATATTGGCCAGCAAGAAAGATCTTGTTGCCGCTTACTTAGATCATTTCCATGTGTGTACAATAAATGGATCGGCCGATGAATTATTTTCTAAGGGTGCGAGCACAAGGATAGGCACTAACAAGCCTGGTGGATTTTGGCAACCGGTGGTTGATAAAATCAATAAAGAAAATAAATCAAGTCATAAGAGGATACAGTACGGCGGCAGTGGAGACACGAGAAAAGCATTACTTTCAGGCGAAGTGGATTATGTGTTCTTATCAACACGCCACACATACAAACTAGAAAATGCGGGAGCAACTTGTTTTGCCGAGTTCACTGATTCTAAAAAACTCAAATACGAACACACTGTTAACGACCTGTCAGCAGGTAAGGATAAATTTGATTCTAGTTTCGCGACTGGTTGGAGTTTGTTCAATGCTGACAAGAAAATGGTTAAGCAACTGAGAGTGCAGATTAGATCGTTATTTGAAAATGATAGTAACATCATCAAAGCATTAGGCGGTTCAACACCGATCAACTATTACGGTTGGGACAAATCTATTTCTGCTAGGGTGAAATGGGTAAACGGCTCTATAGATAGATGGGCACAGGCTATGAAGCAGGCCGCTCAATAAGGCCAGTGGACTTTCTACTTGCAATCATACTAGGTATATTTGCAGGAACATTTGCAGGTTTACTCCCAGGGGTGGGGGCAACCGTAAGTGTCTTAATTCTATTCCCAGTACTGCTTACATTTGATCCTATAAACATCATTGTTTGTTTCGTCAGTTTGTATTCCATGACGCAGTATGTTGGAAGTGTACCCGCATTATTGCTAGGTGTTCCTGGGGAAGCCAGTTCATTACCTGCAGTCATTGAAGGGCAAAAACTAAAACAACAGAACAAGATTAGTGATGCTATTGCATACACGGCAATCGGATCCCTCGTGGGATCGGTAATCGTCGTGGCACTTACACTTATCAGCGGACCGCTTATTGAGAACCTTGCTAAAATTTATAGGACACCTCTTCAGACTGTTTTGATCTTTTTAGTGCTGACGATGATGTTTTTCTACAAGGAAAATAAGAAATTTACTAATCTTGTGTTAATGATCGCTGGTTACGTACTTGGCATGATAGGCATACACGGAGACCTTAATCGAGAATTTTTAACATTTGGTAACGTTAATCTCTACAGTGGTCTGCCTATGTTTCCAGTGCTACTTTCATTATTTGTATTTCCATTATTCTTAAAGACTGTAGACACTCCTACTAGAAATATTTCACCTTTCAAAATAAGGCTATCGTACTTTGTGACCTTTTTCAAACACAGTACAAGTAGCCTACGCGGAACACTACTAGGATTCATAGGAGGCTTTTGTCCTGGGATGACACACGCCTTCAGTAGTCAACTGGCATACACAACAGAAAAAGCAATCAGTAAAGACAGTCTAAAAAGTGTTATAAGTTCTGAAACGGCCAACAATGCCGGAGCGTTCAGTGCCGTGTTGCCATTGATAATCCTCGGCATTCCTATATCAAGCAGTGAGGCTCTACTGCTGGCTATCCTGGAAACAAAATCTTTTGCATTCAGCCTTAATGAGTTTATTCCTATCTTGCAGAAATCAGCGGTGGCATTATTAATTGTAAACGTCATAGGGATTATCATTGCATGGCCACTTGCTAAACATGTTTGCAAAATATTTCTTATAAATCAAAAAAAATTATACACATTTTTGTTTCTATCCTTGGTCATGCTGAATTACTATATTGGTGGCCTTTACTACAGCGAATATTACTACATGATAGTTTTATTATGTTTTATGCCGGTAGGCTATCTGTTACGCAAAGTAAACACAATGCCGTTGATATTTTGCTTTATAATAGCGAACTACAGTATCGAACTCATGTGGATTTTTTACCAACTATACCTAATGTGATAATAAACAGTCAGCCTGTTGAAAAACTTTAAGTATTATAACTATGTACACTATATATAACGGAGTCAAAAAAACAAAACAAATCTAGCACAATGAATTTCCATTACAAAGTAGGAAGTGAAATATTTTTCAACAAACTACAAGCGATTCAAAAAAACGTAGAAACAACAGACCCAATATACCTGGAAGATCCCTATGAAGATGCTGATTTTTCTGTAGTGCCAGAACAATCTCTGGATGATCTCATCGCCGCTCATCTTCGTCAGTTGAGAGAGAGCCATGAAAAAATTAAGTTGTATTACTCAGGGGGATCTGATAGTCATCTATTATTGGACAGCATTGTCAAGAACAACATTCATGTGGACGAGATAATTTGCCTAAAGAGCGGTATTCCCCCTGCCGATTTTGAAATTGATAAATTTGCCATACCTGCTCTATCAAACTATGCAGGACAGTTGAAAGGGACAAAAATAACCATCAAAACTCCAACAATGCAGGATTATTTTGATTACTACAAAGATGGAATAACCAATGATAAGATCCAATCCGGAATGGCAGGAACACACAACTATTTTAGACTACTTTGGTCCAAGGACATCTTTGTGCAAGAACGCCACACTGGCACCTTACATATACGAGGATTAGAGAAACCTAGAATTGTAAAGCATGGAACAGAATATTATGCGTATATTCTTGACACAGAGATGGAACCCCACGAAAACAACTATCAATTTTACAGTGCCATGGCCACAATACAAATTAAACAGTGTCATATGTATCTGGAAAAAATACAACAACTTGGACAAAACACACACATACCAAATATTTGGGAAGAGACTGTTGGCAAATCTATGACAGACCATGCATTTCCTCCGAAAGAAATATACTTCGGCCAGGTGGATAATTTTATAACTTTCAAAGGATATAAATTTTACTACAGCAACAACAAAGATAGAATTGCCATAAATTGGTGTTGTGAAAATCATCCGAATCTATTGTTTTTATGGCATGAAAGTTTACAAGAACTCAAATCCCTGACTAAAAATCAATGGTGGAATGATGGTAGACCTGAAATGGGCACAACCGGTGTGTTGAGTAAATTCAGGTGTCTAACCAAAAAAGCAATCAAAACAGTCGACGAACTCTATCCCAACGGCTTCAAACCATAATAAAATAGCCATTTTTTCCAGCGGTTGACGGTTATACCATTACCATGTATAATAGTGGTAACAAAGGAGAGAAAGACAATGTATAAATGTTCAGCAAAAGCAAGTTTGGTGGTAGATCAGATTAGATCTAGATGCCAAGAAGACACACAGACCAACAACAAATGGAGAGGCAGATCAGGAAACTACATGTACATCATGGGCAGAGAAAATGCCGATGGCAAGGCTACAGGTGTAGTTCACAAGATCGCAGATGACGGATCTCACAAGTTGTGTGGTTCTTTCAAGATCATGAGTGATGGTATCATAACAAGGTTCACAGGTCTAAGTAAAGCGGACTGGAACAATGCTATGAGAAATGCGGAAGCCGAGTACAAAGTGAAGTACGAAGCGGAAACAACAGAACCAGCAACAGAACAAAAAGTTGCAGTTTAAAATTGATGATGCAGACGACGTGGGCTCGAGTTCCCCTAGTGCTAGAGATAAGCCAATTCAAAAAAATCTCGGCCCACACGCATCTTAGATTATGTTAAAAAAATATCTTAGAAGATTTGTTTATTTCTGCATAGCAGTAGTATTTGTGATCGCAGGTGCATGGGTGGCCGGGACGTTCAATCCAAACGATTACACAGTGCAAAAGATTGAGGACGAGTTCCACAAGAAAGAAATGCGGATAATAGAAGAACTTGGTTTGAAAGAACCAGAATTTGAGTTCTCTGACAAGGTTTCTTTTATTAATGCCACATCCACATGTGTTTCATATCTTAACTGGACCACAGACAAAGACAAGAGGGTGCCAATCAGCATCATAATTGCCATGGCGGGCATAGAGAGTGCATGGGGTACCAGCAGATTTGCCACAGAAGGCAATGCATTATTTGGTGTGAGGACATGGAGTCTTGATACTGTACCACACATGAAAGCCCTGGGTAATCCAGATGCCAGTTGGGGTGTAAAGAAATACAAGACGAAATGTCAATCAATCAAGGACATGATAAGGATATTGAACACACATCCTGCGTATGAAAAATTTAGATCTGCAAGAGAATTACAACTGGAAACAGGCACCTGGAACTATCGTGAACTGCTGTCGGGCATGACTGCTTGGAGCACCAACCCAGACTATGCGGAAATCATACTTCAAACCATAGTTGACAATAAATTACCTCAATAGTATAATAAACTATGGGATTCATACAAATGAAACTGCCTAAAAGAATCAAGCACAAGATCGAGAACTCTCATAGGAACAGACAAGCACAGGCCAATCATGAGGAATGGTTAGCATCACAGGGACTAGACACATACACATTGAAGAAGAACACAAGAAAATTCACAGGCTACGAAATACCCAAGTACGAAGCAGATCCCAACCAACCCAAGTGCGGTGACAAGATACCCGTGAAAGGTGGAAACAAAAGAGAAGAGATGAAGTACTCCGGTGAAAGGAGACTGCTAGGTATTGGTATGATGCACAAAAGCAATCTTGTTCCTGTATGGGACGAAGAAGGTGCAAAAGAGATCACTGCCATGAAAGGCAACAAGTAATGAAGATCAGATATTACCAAAAGATCGACGGATGGAGATGGCTAGGATTTATCCTGGCAATGGTCAGTGCATTCACACTGAGTGGTGGTAATCCTGACGTGCAATGGATTGGATGGGCGGTGGCACTCATATCATGTAGCATATGGATATGGATGGGCATAAAGGACAAGGATACACCCAGGGCATTGATGGAACTGATGTACCTACTATTGGCCATCAGAGGCGTGTTCAATTGGCTATCATAACAAAAAACGTAACAAAGACAACACTTCTAGCAAGATCAACTTGGGTTGACGTATTTGGAAAATATGCTATAATTGTTGTATGATTAAACTAATAATACTATTTGCAATCTTCCTAGCGGTATATCCGATGATAGGTGAAGGTTGGGCGGCATTCAGCAATGACTTCAATGTTGCTGGTGTGTCTGACTTCATATCAGAGCAGATTGCAAAATTTAAACAGTAAGGATAACAATGAAGAACTTAACAAAAGTAATCTTGGTGTTGGTAGGAGGCCTGATGTTGGCACAATGTTCTACCTACAAGATCAAACCAGATATGAACAAGAGTGGAGTTGTGAACAAAACACCTAAATGGTATGTTGATTACAAGCATGAAACTATGTTCAAGTACCAAGAGGCGGCAACGGCAGTGAGTCCAGACATGGAACTGGCCGTAAAGAAAGCGACGCTGTTGGCAAAGGCAAAACTTGTGGACAGGATCAATGGTGAGATGAACAGCAGAACAACTATCACTAAGAACGAAGCCGGCACTAACGAAGATCTAAATGTTACCGCAGGATCTCAAGATGTGATTGTCAATGTGATCGAGGATACCCTTGCAAGAGGTTATGAAGTTACTAAACAGGAGATGTACCTCACTAAAACTAAATCTTACAGAGCTTATATAATGATTGAAGTTAGCAAGAAAGAAGTTGAGGAGATCATCAATCAAGTGAACAAGAAAAAGTTGGCCTCTATTGACACAAGTGCTGTTACAAAACAAGCAGAAGCAATATTGAACTAGGGCTATGAGAAATTTATATTATATTATTGCCCTGGCATTCCTTACACTGGGATTGATAATATTTTCCACAACCGCAAATGCGGGTGGCCCATGGAACGATCAATATTGTGACGTAGAAATCACAAAGATAAAGGTTGTTAACGAAAAAGGTGAAACCATAAAAAATCTCACAGAAGAGAAAGTCACTTGCAATGACGGAGCCTCGGATTTCCTGTACGACTCGGGCATAGCAAAAAAATGTGAGATGTACACATGGGATATGCCTATCGGCAATGTATTAGTTACTCAGAGGCAAGTTGCCTGCGAAAAAATAGATGGGAGTGGATATGAGATTGTTCAAGGTTATCACAGTATTGATTAGCCTGATGCTGTCAAGCACAGCACTAGGTGACACAAAAGGACAAATAGGAAACATGCCAACACCAGAGTATTGGGGAGAACAGCTCAAATACAGTGCACCTTCTTTCAGGTTCACACGAACACAGTTTATTGGATTTTGGCTCAAACGAGAAGAGAAGAAGATGCACCAATCAGCGGTGTATTTCGCACTCGAAAACGCAGAGAACGGCAAGATCGTCAGTTGGTACAGCAAGAAGCGTCTGGCGGCGGGCAAGGTGCGTGTGATACATTCATACCCAATATCAGGCGGATATTGCCGTACGTACCAAGCATACATACAGGTCAAACGCAAATCACGGCACATGACCAACAACGCCTGCAAATATATTAACGACACACCTTGGGTGTTTTATAAATAATCAGTATAAATAAGTTTATAACACAGGAATTTACAAATGGCAACAGTTCAAGCAAGACATGAAAGAAATGACCCAAACGCAGGAATGCAGGGTGCATACTACACAGTAGACATAGCGATGGGTGCCTTCTTAGACACAGAAACAATCAACGGTGGAAGACTTTCTCCGTGTGCGGCGAACGACTTTGCTACGAAGCCAACTACACTTGCACAGTCTTTATTAGTTTCAAGAGGACAATTAAGGTACAAGATGATGTTGAACAATCTTCAGATCAGATCAAACTGCAGGATCATCAACATGGTTACGACTTATTCCAGTGATGCTGGCGATAACCCAATCACAGACATAAACTTTGGTATAGTTTTTGAAAACGACGACTTCGTACCAACAACAGGTACACAAGCGGATGACTCAACTACTACAACGACCAAAGTGTTGTACATCAAAGACAAGATCGCAGAAGCACTTTACGCCTCTCACACAGAGCTTATGACTGTGTTCAATCCAACTTCAGGTGCAGGCCTTATACAAAACACAGAAGTTTCTGTTGGCCCTGTTATGCTTGTGAGTCAAGATGAGATTTTAGACGGTATCACAGTTGCAGAAGTGGCTGGATTCAGATCTAACGTTGACGCAGAAACACCTACAGACAACGCACTAACTTACTCAGCAGAGTAATAATCAATAATTTTTATTTTTAAAAAGTTAGTAAGAAAATTCTGACTTGAAACTACTATTCGTCTGCGTAATCTAAGTTAATTGCAGTAGAGCCATCCACAGAAGTGAACGTGCCGTCGTATGCCGCTGGCAAACTATCGCCTGCCCTGTACTTGGTTTTCCAATCTAATACCCATGCGGCCCAGTCTGCCTTGAATGCCGCCCTCTCCGACTTCACGTCAACCCTTAGGCCGTCTGTGCCTGTGATATCCGCCTGTGAGTGTGCTATACCATTTGGACTACTCGGAGTCGTTGGTTTGTTCAAAGTTGATTGTGTTGAATGAAGTGTAAGGTCCGCCATACGTATATTTACCAAACTATTCAGTAGCATAAATGCAGGCTTTAATTTATAGTAAATACACTTTATAAATGTTTATCGCGATACTCACATTACTATCAGCACTGTCCATATCAGGAGTTGCAATATTCTACTCTGTGATTGGACTTGCGACCATATTCCCAGGTGCTTTCGTGCCTGTTGTGATCATGGGAGGTGTGTTGGAAGTGGGTAAACTTATAACGGCCTCATGGCTGTACAGGAACTGGAAGTTCACTCCGTTCATGTTGAAGACCTATCTGACAACGGCCGTCATAATACTTTCGTTGATAACATCAATGGGTATCTTTGGTTTCCTATCAAAAGCACACCTGGAACAGAATCTGGCCTCGGACACACTGATACAACGTATACAGATACTAGAGGACAAGATTGACAGCGAGAAGAACTCCATAGTGAGGCAGAATGCAGTCATAGACAGGCTGGAGAAATCCATAAACAGAAGCACAGGAACTGCCGACGGAGACATAGAAGTGCAACAACAGATCATCGCAGATGCCAATGAAAAATTAAAAACACTACTTACGGTCGAGACCAACACGGTGCGAGACCTAAACGACAGGCTGAAGGTGTTAGACAAGAACGTCAGTGACATACTGACTTCAAACAAATCATTCTTCAACGAAGAGAAAGCGGCCGCAGACCTAAAAGCAAGTCAGAAAGAGGAACGTGAACTGATAGCAGTAAACGTCAAAGAAGCACAGGACAGGATTTCAGAACTCAAAGCAGATCACAAGGCAGAGACCGCAGAAGCAAAAACTGTGATCGCCAACATGAGATCAGGATCACAGGACAACAAAAGCACGTTCACACAGGAGATAGAAACAGCTGAACAGAAGATATTCGACTCACAGGGCAGGATAGACCTATTCATAGTAGACAAGCAACCACTTGAGAAAAAGATGCTGACACTGGAAGCAGAGATCGGGCCTGTGAAGTACATAGCCGCACTGGCAGTGGATTGGGGTATAACGGACCAGGTCGAGACTAGCAAGGCTGTAAGGTGGGTTATATTGCTGTTAATCGTGGTGTTTGATCCCTTAGCAGTATTACTATTGATCGCGGCCAACCAGAGTTTGATGAGAAGATTCCCACCAGAAGCACCAAAACCGCAGGAAGTTATAGACCTAGAGAAACCAGATGAAGAGGATGTCACACTCAAATGGAACGCAATGATGGACAAGTCAAACGCGGCGGCCAGGATGGAAGAGGCCACAGAACAACTGCAAGAGTGGAAAGACAAACTGGAATCATTCAACACCAAGGTACCAACACCTGAGAGCAGACCTGTTGAAATCGTACAAGAGGACAACAGTACGATTCCACACATAGATCTCGTAGGCCAAAAAAAAACTGAAGACAAAGAAATAGTAGCAGATAACACATTAGATGGATTCGATCCGGACGAAGTCATGTTCGACATGGTTGAAGAACCAGAAGTAGACAAGGACAAACAACTAGAAGAATTCAAGAAACGTGAGCAAGAAGAACTTGCCGCACTCCAAGAGTATTCACGTAAGGCCATGGAAGAAAATGCAACAACAGTAACGGTCGAAGAGGCATTGAAAATGTCTGAAGCAGAAAGTGTTGAGACACCTATACAAGAAGAACGTATCAAACCTGACCTAACAGAAGTCATTGAACCAGAAGCCGAAATAGAAAAACCAAAGAATGTTGTCAAAAATTCAAAACCCAGAGTGATGAGGACAATACGACCAACCGAGGACAGGCCCCCAAAGCCGATTCTGAGTAATTGGCAAAGAGCTGAATTACTCGACAACTTCCACAAAGAACACGGCAACTTCGAAGACGTCCAAGACTACGTGCAAAACGAAGAGCAGGGTGATACAACTACCTGGAAAAAGATAAAAAATAAAACCACAACAGAGGAAGACTATCATCTAAGAATGGAACAGAGGATAGAGGACTTGATGGCAAAAGTTGAAGCAGGAGAAACAAAATTAGAAGACTTGACTGCAGAAGACAGACAAGTTATAATGGATATAAGAAATCAAAACGAGGTTTAATTACATGGGACTGAACTTAAAAATGTTTGACACTCTAGGTATGTTGACTGTGGTGACACCACCGTCCATGATGAATCCGGAAAAGCTCAGTTTCACCATCATAAATTTGAGGGAAAAGGAAAAGAACCACTTTGCAAAAGCATTGAACACATTGTTTCCAAATGATAATATCACAGTGTACATGTATGATCACCCCGGATACCAGGAATGGCTGGAACAGGCCATCACGAAATCTAAATACATAATAATGGAAAAAACCAAAGCGCCGATATGGATCCAAGAAATGGCACCTGAGAAGAAAACTTATTATGTTTCTGAAGAACAAACAATAGAAAAAACATTTGAGATAATCAATAAAAAAGAAAGCGAGGCCTAATGTCAGAAGAAGCGTTGATATGCTCATTCTGTGGCAAGAGTCGTAAGGACGTCACGAAGATGATCGTGGGCGCCAAGAAGACATCTATCTGCAACGAGTGTGTAAAACTATGTGTAGAGATACTGGACGAAGATGTGATCAAAGCACGGAAAGAAAAACTGTACGCAGGAGACAAGCACATCCTAAATCCCGTGGCCATTAAGGAACACTTAGACCAATATGTCATAGGACAAGATCAGGCCAAGACGGTGTTGAGTGTGGCCGTGGCAAACCACTACAAGAGGATAGTTCAACCACCCATTGACTTCGATCTCGATAAATCAAACGTCATGGTGCTAGGAGCCACAGGTGCTGGTAAGACACTGATGGCAAGAACAATAGCAAAGTACCTAGACGTACCATTCGCTATAGCGGACGCCACGACTCTCACAGAGTCAGGATACGTGGGCGATGATGTAGAGAACGTGGTGCAGAAACTTTACGCCAACTCTGAGGGTGACATAGAGAAGACACAGAAAGGCATAATATTCATAGACGAGATCGACAAGATATGCAGGAAAGGTGAGAACACATCACTGACCAGAGATGTATCCGGTGAGGGTGTGCAACAAGGCCTACTTAAAATTGTTGAAGGAACCGAGTGCAGGGTACCGCCACATGGAGGTAGGAAACATCCAGACCAACAGACCATAACAATAGACACCAGTAACATCCTGTTCATAGTGGGTGGTGCATTCACGGAACTGGAGAAACAGATCAGAAGGAAGAAAGCATCAGGGGGTATAGGATTTGGAACCAAACTGCAGGAACAAGACGACAGGAATTACCTGTCAGAAGTTCAACCTGAGGATCTTATCAAATACGGACTGATACCGGAGTTCGTGGGCAGGTTCTCCATGATCACCAACATAGATCCCTTGGACGAGGCGCAGTTGATAAGGATACTGACAGAACCCCGTAATGCCATCCTTAAACAGACCAAGTACCTGTTTGGATTGGACAACATAGAAATTGAGTTTACCAAAGAGGCCAAGCAGAGCATTGCAGGTAAGGCCAAAGCACTAGGTACCAATGCAAGGGGACTGAAAAACGTAGTAGACACAGTGGTTCTACCCTATCAGTTTGACGCAGAGGAAATGAGGAACAGGGGAGTCAGCAAGATACAGATAACTAATGCGGTGGTTGACAAAGGAGCAGACCCTGTGTTAGTATTTAAAAAAACAAATGGAATATCAAAAAAACAAAGTTAGACCCAAGTTCAAGAAAACAGAGAGACCTTTGGGTTTCCAGGGCTACTACGTGGAAGTGCGTGAGGGAGAAGATGCCGTCAGGGCATACAGGAAGATCAAGAGATGGATCAAGGAAGACAAGTTCATTGACCAGATCAGGGCCAACAACACTTACCAAAAACCATCAGAGATCAAAGTAGAGAAAGCCAAGGAACGCAGGAAGGTGCTACGAAAACTGCGTAGGGAACGCGACAGTTTCATATCAATGCGTCCACAAAGAGGCAGATAATTTTACCAACATAGGTCGTAATTTGACATATAGCACATATATGTTATAATAAATAAAGTTGAAGATTGCTTTAGATAGGATCTTCACTATTAATAACTCGCTTAAACTTAAAAGGAGGAAAGCACATGAAAAACAATCTATCTATTTTTAACAACCTAAGACCACTAACCGTAGGGTTTGACAATGTATTCGATCAATTGGAATACATGATGGAAGACCGTTTCTTTGAGAAGTCGGGCAACAATTTCCCACCATACAACATAGTGAAGACCGGTGAGAACACTTACGACGTTGAACTTGCACTTGCAGGTTTTGGGAAGGATGACATAGTAGTAGAGTACAAAGAAAATACACTTACTGTGAAATCAAAACCAAACAAAGACCCAGCAGACGAAGTTGAAAGTTACGACGAGGGAGTGATACACAGAGGCATCTCAAAAAGGATGTTCACTAGATCATTCACTATTGCAAATGACGTGGAGGTCAAAGGTGCAGAACTGAAAGATGGTTTACTTAAAGTGAGCCTGGAGAGAATAATTCCAGAACACAAAAAAGCAAAAACTATTGAAATCAAGTAAAGCAAAGTGGATAGGGTGGTAATTACCACCCTTCCATAATTGACAACTTGTGTAGATATGCTATAATAAAGGTATGGAAATGACAGATATACAAACACTTACAAAAGAAAAAATTAAACTAGACGAGCCGGGACTATATGACGTTTTATTCCTCAACGACAACATCACGACCATGGAGTTCGTTGTCAAGGTTCTCAAACAGATCTATGGCAAGACACCAGAGCAGGCACAGAACATCACAACAAAGATACACCAGGACGGACAGGGCATTGTTGGATCTTACGTGCATGAGGTTGCCGAACAGAAAGGCATAGAGACCACACTGGCCGCGAGACAGGAAAACTTCCCACTACAGGTCAAAGTCAAGAAGCAGTAGGATGGAACTAAAGGACTTCGTTCTAGAGAATCAAAAAATAATTGATTTGGTCAAGGATAGGACCGGAGGCAACACACAAGTGGACATGTACTATGGTACATTGGACTTTGCCACAGCAAGATTCCATTCCATACTGATTAGACTATCTCAAGACAGACTGAAGGAACAACAATATCGAGCAGAGGTAATAGAATGCTTCGAGACCATACAGGCGTTCTATAGGAATGTGCAGAGGTATAGATTTTGGCCATGGATAGCGAAACCATTCATAGGCACAGTGCTACACGGCATGGGTACAAGGCGTATACCAAAGATAAAGTTTCTACTCGAAAAAATTAATAATTAACAGTATGATTAGCAATTGGTTGTTTTGGGCAATACCACATCACTACATCAGAAGATACTTTTTTACATTCTGGCTTGTGATGTTTTTCATACCAGGATACTTCCTGGGATTGCAATTTACTAAATTAGGATTTATAATAAACTGGCTTTGGTTCGATCTCGTTTTTTACGGGTGGTACAGGGCAAAACAAATGATAGGAGACGATGAATGAAAGCAGTAGTATGGAGCAAGCCGGCATGTCCTTATTGTGATAAGGCAAAGAATCTACTCAAAAACAAAGGAATAGAGTACGAAGAAAAGAACATAGCGGAAGGACACAAGATACAGGACCTGTTAGAACTTGTACCCAATGCAAGGACCATGCCCCAGATATGGCTTGATGGAGAACACCTTGGCGGCTATCACGAGTTGGAAAAGAAACTCCAGGACTGATAAGTTTGCAAGGTAAATATTGGTGTAACGCCATTGTCCAAATGACGTCGGAAAAACTGGACGCCTGAGCAACTGCTCTTTACTTGATAAAAGAACGCCCTTCCGTACGCAAAGATCTTGCCAACATTTACAAAAAAAGGTATAATAAGTAAGATGAAAAATATTTGCATAATGCCCTGGATCGCTGTTGACAGGAACAGGAATAATGTCGTGGGCAGAACCACACTCACACCTTGTTGTTTTTATGAACCCGAGGGTGAACATCGTGACATAGAATCTTATTGGAACAGTGACGAAACAATCAAACTTCGTAAAGACCTTCTTGCAGGCAAAAGGCCTAAAGGTTGCAGACTTTGTTGGAAAGCAGAGGACAACGGCATTACTAGCACGAGGCAGAGGATCAACGAAGGCAGACTGGAAGAGTACAAAGAAAGACTCTCGCAAACCAAGATGGAACTCCCACCCACCCAGATCAAATACACTGTTGGGCAAGAGTGTAACCTCGCTTGTAGGATGTGCCTTCCCACTTTCAGTACAAAGGTAAAAAAGGTTTGGGATATTCTTGGCAAAACACAAGACATGGAGTTGGACACGTTAATGAACACTCCGGATTATATTCTCGAGAACAGGAAACATATAAGTTATGTGGATATAACGGGAGGCGAGCCGTTCTACCACAAGAAAGCAAAGAACCTTTTAAGGGAGTTGATAAGGACCGGTGACAACGAACATATCACTTTACACATAACAACCAATGCCACGAGGATAGATTTAGACACAGTGGCATTGATCAAAAAATTCAAAGACGTAGTTTTGACTATCAGCGTAGACGGTGTGGGTGATGTGCAAGAATACATAAGACCTGGTTGCAATTGGAACAAGTTGTCAGAGAACATAAGACTTCTGAAAACGAATGGGATATCGTTACAGGTAGCATCAACAATAAGTGTAATGACAATATTGCGATTGCCGGACCTGGAGGATTGGTGTAATAAGAATGACATATTCTGGTCACACCCGGGATTGATTGATAAGCCGGGAGAACTGTCTCCTCACAATCTACCATATCAACTACACTACCTCGTGCCTGAAAAATACAAAAAGTACGTGGAGCCAGAAGCCACACACGATCCAGTAAATTTCATTAAACAACTTGATCAATACTGGAAGACTGACATAACCAAAGTTATGCCCGAGTGGAAAAGAGTTTTTGACAAACTACACTGGAAACAAAGCGATCATTTAGATAATCTCAACAACGTTGCAGAAAAGTACGTCAATGGATAATTCAGTTAGCAAACACTACGAGCAGATGAAATGGATTATTGCCAAGGCAGAACTAGTAGACAATCACAAAAGAGGATCCTTGTCCTACCAAAAGCCGAAGTCTTCATCAACGTTTGACATGCACGAAAGAGTAAGTGGACTACACCTTGGACTAAGATCCGCAAATTTACCCGATATAGTGAGCTGGCTAAAGTCTATCAAGGTAGACATGTATGAATTCAATCACTCAGAAGACAAGATACAAAGTTCATCACTGCCCGACATTGGTATGCATTGGGACGAATACGAATGCGAACCAATGTCGGCCACAGTACACACGGTGCTTGAATTTATGCAACAGCACAGAGACAGAACACCCGTGGTGCTTAAAAATGAATATTGGTATCATCAAAAACTTGCACAAAGGACAATAGAAAAACTAGATGATCTATCCAAGGATGATCTTTTAATATTAAGTGTGCCTTTCTACAGCAATTTCAAGAACCATGGCTTTGTTAATAAAATTCTGTCAACTTGCACAGAAATAGGAGTACCTGTGCTACTAGACATCATATGGTTGCCCCTGACCAAGGAAGTTATAAAACTTACTCACACCGATTGTGTCGAGGTAGTCACACACAGTATATCCAAAATGTTGCCCATGGCAGGAATGAAGGGTGGTTTTGCATACTGGAAGAAGCCTGTGAGCAAAGAGCAATCATTGTACCCATTGGGCAACAAACTGATCTATCACATATGCAAAAGATACTTGAATGAATTTGGTTATCACTACGTGAGGGATAGATTTGTTCCTTACCAAAATAAATGGTGTAAAATATTCGGAATCGACACACACGATCTTTGTTATGTGGGCAGTATTCCAAAAGGCCATTGGCTAGAGACAGAAAATTTACATGTACATGATTTCAATATTGATAATAAACTTTTCAATCTCGTACCTTACATGGAGAATGATATCGTTTTAACTAGGTTCCTGCAGGACAATTGACAAATACCAAAATATAAAGTATAATTAGAAACACAAGGAGACAAATGATAAAAGAAACACTGAACAAACTGTAATGACATACACTGTCAATGACAAGTGTATAATGTGTAAACACACAGACTGTGTGGAGGTGTGTCCGGTGGACTGCTTCTACGAGGGAGAGAACATGCTGGTAATCAATCCAGACGAGTGCATAGATTGTGGAGTTTGTGAGCCGGAGTGTCCAGAGGACGCCATAAGGCCAGACTCTGACGATGAAGGGAAAGCATGGGTGGACTTCAACACCAAGTGGTCGACCGCGGGTTGGCCAGTACTAGCAACTAAAAAAGATTCGCTCGATCCAGATGGCACACACAAGGACGAGCCAAACAAACTTGAGAAATATTTCAAGGACAAGTAATGAAAGAACAATATGAAAAGAGACAAGAAGAAATCAAAATGGCAGGCCAGACGAGAGAAGGAGGCCAGCGAGAATTCACAGTTCGATCCCAAGATACATCAACTGGGTAGAGAGGGATACGGATTCCAAATGAAACGAGACATCGAGGCAACCGAAGAGGAACTGTCAGGCAAGAACCTGCCATTCAAAACAGAGAAATGATCATAGACAAGATCACAGAGATGGGGGAGAACCTGAAACTGTTGGAAGGACACGACAGGCTACACTATCTCATAGACAAGGCCAAGGAGATAGAACCACTTCCAGAGTCTGCTAAGAACGAAGAGAACAGGATACGTGGTTGTGCAAGTAAACTATGGCTGATAGGTGGTGTACGTGAGGACGGCACAATGATGTACCAGGTGGACGGAGACGCACACCTCAGCAAAGGCACAGCAAAAGTTGTCACCGACATTGTTAACGGTGCCCACAGGAGTGAAGTAGCAAATCTCACAGTTGAAAGTTTCACACCGTTGGGCATAAAAGAATTACTCACAATGCAGAGACAAAACGGATTGGGAGAACTAATAGACAGAATAATAAGGATAGCACATGATTGACATGCCACCAGGATGGGTACCCAACAATGACGCATCAGTTGACCCACATCTAGAATGTGATCTAAAAGAGATAAAAGAACATCCACCAACACAACAGGAGTACATGCCTCGTATAGTTGAGAAACTTAAGGAGTGTTATGATCCAGAGATCAGCGTGGACATATACAATCTGGGCCTGATATACGATGTTAAAGTCACAGAGGACGGTCACGTCCATGTGTTGATGAGCCTGACAAGTGCATTCTGTCCAGCGGCAGACATCATCCCACAAGATGTGAAAATGAAAGTAGAGAGTATACCAAATCTTAAATGCAAGGTCAAGATAACAATGCAACCACAATGGGGGCGAGACATGATCAATCCAGAGATCCGTGAGCTGATGGGACTATGATGAAAGTAGAACTAATAGATAAAATGGGCACAGACCTATCTGTTGTCAATGCGGCACGGGTAAGTTACTCCAAGACCAAAGAAGCATTTGACGTGGTCAAGGATGAGAAGTTAATAAAGTACCTAGCGGAACACGAACACTGGTCACCGTTCGCACATGCATCATTACAGTTCAGGATTAAAGCACCCATATTCGTTGCGAGGCAACTGGTCAAACACCAAGTGGGTCTTGTGTGGAACGAGGTATCAAGACGCTACGTGGACCATGCACCAGAACTGTACAAACCAGACTCATGGAGGGGCAGACCACAGAATTCAAAACAGGGTTCGGATGGAGAAGTAGAACTGGACCAGACAATCAATCACAACATGGAGACCACGATGCAGAACTGCCTCGTGCTGTACAAGTCATTGTTGCAGAAGGGTGTGGCACCGGAACAGGCACGTATGGTTCTACCACAGAGCATGATGACCGAATGGTATTGGTCAGGCACACTGTACGCATTCGCTAGGGTGTGTAACCTGAGATGCAAACCAGACACACAACGAGAAACACAGGAGGTGGCCAACGACATCGATAGACTGACTAATGAGGCGTTTCCAAGAAGTTGGAAGCATTTAAGAAAAATTTAACAAATCTGTAACATAACTTTAACATAACATATATTAAATAGGAACGAAGATGGAACA